CTGTATGTCGCGTCGCGCCAGCTTTCGCAACTATAACGGATTTTGATTGAATATAATACACTCTAAGTGGAAAAATATTCATTGTGTCCGAAATTCGTGATTTCCTTTAAGTACATAGAATATAAGCGTTTTTTGGACAGTTGTTTTCTGTCAAAGGTTGGTTTATTATATCATTATGGACGCGGCGCCTGAACAAAATCTTGTAACAAAGTACAGGTTCGCGAAGATCTGCGACGTGACGCCGGTCGCGATTCAGAACGCGGTGACGCGCGGCGAAATCGAACTGGTCGACGGGAAGGTTGACGCGAACGCGCCGAAGTCGATTCGTTATCAGGCGAAGGACAAGAAGAAGAACGCGAAGAAGGGTCGCGGTCAGGTAATTCGGGAAGCGGCGCAACGCGCGTTTGAAGGCGAAGGGTTCGACCCGGTTCAGAAGGGCGTCGAAGATACGCGTTACAAGAAGGCGCAAGCTGACCTGAAGTCCTTGGAATATGCCGAAAAGCTAGGCGTCATTATCGATTGCGAAGCGATTCAACAGAAATTCGGCGCGTTTTACGATTTTCTTTTGAACGACTTGATCTATATGCCGGAATCGATAGCTGATATCATATGGATGAAAGCGCGCGCCAGTGAAACACCGGAACGCGCGATTGAAGAAGAATTGAAGACGCAGATCAGCGACGTAATTGAAAAGGCGAAGCGCGCGGCCGAAGCGGTTTCGCCGCCGGTCGACGGTGCGAAGTATATTATGACGTCGCCGGACGAAGGCGACGTTCCGGTTGAACCGGTCCCGCCGGTTGAACCGCCGGTTGACGGGAAGAAAACCAAGGGCAAGAAGGCATGAAACAACCGACGCGCGAATTGATTCACGGCGATTGTTTTGAAGTTTTGCAAACCATGGAGTCGAATTCGGTCGACGCGGTTGTGACCGATCCGCCTTATGGTTTATCGTTCATGGGAAAAAATTGGGATTATGACGTTCCGCCGGTTGACCTATGGCGCGAAGTCTGTCGCGTGTTGAAACCTGGCGGACATCTTTTGTCATTCGGCGGGACGCGGACATATCATCGAATGGTCGTCAATATCGAAGACGGCGGTTTTGAAATACGCGACCAAATACAATGGTTGTATGGTTCAGGATTTCCGAAGTCGCTTGACGTGTCGAAGGCGATTGACAAGGCGGCGGGCGAAGTGCGACCTGTTGTGGGCGTGGAAACTTTAACGAATGATATTCGCGGGAACTCCAGCAACGGGCGGGGGATAAGTGGACCTAATAAAAACACTGATCCGCTAATACGCAACATAACCGCCCCCGCCACACCCGCCGCCGCTCAGTGGAGCGGATGGGGCACCGCGCTTAAGCCCGCCAATGAGCCCATCTGCGTGGGCAGGAAACCGTTCAAGGGGACAGTGGTCAAGAACGTTCTGGAGCATGGAACCGGCGCGCTGAATATCGACGGTTGTCGGATTGAAGGAAATTATTTCACGCGGGACCGCAACACGACAAAAGGCGGTTCAATGTTTAACACTGGGAAGGGCGGCGACGATTTTGTTCCCGCGTCCGGCCGCTGGCCCGCGAACGTAATCCTGACGCATTCGCCAGATTGCGAACCGGGCGAATGTTCCGACGGCTGTCCGGTTGCGGAACTGGACCGGCAAAGCGCGGGCGTTGGCGGCGGATACGGAACAGAAGGAAGGAACAAATCAAAAGGTTGTTATGGTGATTTTTCCGGTGTGACAAATGGTAAACCTTTTGGGTTCAATGACACTGGAACCGCTTCGCGTTTTTTCTACGTTGCGAAGGCAAGCGCGGCGGAACGCGGCGAAGACAACCGGCATCCGACGGTCAAACCGGTTAAGTTAATGTCTTATCTGATCCGCCTTGTTTCGCCGCCGGGCGGAACGGTGCTAGATCCGTTCATGGGAAGCGGGACGACGGGAATCGCCGCGCATGAAGAAAACGTTTCGTTCATAGGGATAGAAAAAAACAAGGACTATTTCGACGCGGCGGTTGAACGGGTCGACCGTGCGACGCGCCAACTTGCTTTAGCGTTATGACCAGGAAGAACCAAAAACCGAAGCGGATTGAAACGACGTTAGTCATTCCGCCCGCCGAATGCGCGCGGATATATGCTGACCTTCAACGCATGATTGACGACTGTCCGACCCGAATTCCGACTTTGACGGTTGCGGAATTCGCAGCGAAGCACCGACGCCTTCCGCGCGGGACGCCCTATCCAGGGCCATGGAAAAACGAACGAACGCCTTATTTAGTTGAAATCATGGAATGCCTGTCGGCAAGTTCACCGATTCGCGAAATAATCCTTGCGAAGTCCGCGCAGGTCGGCGCGACCGCTATGATCGAAAACCTGATCGCGTATGTGATTAGAAGCGTTCCCGGTCCGATTTTGTATTGTACAGCGAACGAAAAGCTGTTGAAGAAGTGGGTCAATAAACGACTGACGCCGCTTCTTGTTTCCTGCGGGTTGGAAGGTAAGCTTGTACCACAACACGTCATGAAAGGACAGCGTCGCACCGGAAATACAATGTTTTCAAAAGAATTTCCGGGCGGGTCGTTGGACATGACGACGGCGGGAAGCGCGGCCGGGATGCGTATGGATTCGATCCGGAACCTGATTCTTGACGAAGTCGACGGTTATGCTTGGAACGTCGACAAGGAAGGCGACCCGGTCAGCATTGCCGAAGCAAGGACAAAAGCCTGGAAGAAGCGCAAAAAAATCCTTTATACGTCGACGCCGACGACCTTCGAAGAATCGCATATATGGCCTTTGTACGAATCCGGCGACCGGCGAAGGTATCAAGTCCCGTGTCCGTTTTGCGGCGAACGACAGACGCTTGAATTCGGTTACAGCGACGATCAGGACGAAACCGACAACGGGCCGGGGTTGAAGTGGGAATTGACCGACGGATTGCTTGACGAACGGTCGATTTATTATCAATGCGCGAACTGCGACGAACCTATTCCCGAATCGAAAAAATACGAAATGGTTCAGGCGGGACAATGGGAACCGACGGCGCGCAGCGGTTCGCCCTATCGGCGGTCGTATCATATCAGCGCGGTTTATTCATTAATGGAGGACTGGGCGACGATTATTCAGACGCATATTAACAGCGAAGATCAACCGTTGAAGCGTCGCGCGTTTGTGAACACCGATTTGGGTTTGCCCTATCGGGAACTTGGAAGCAAACCGAACCCGCGCGAAATTCAGGACCAAGCGGGCGACTACAAGTCCGGCATAATTCCGGATTACCAACCCGGCCCGTTGTTTCTGACTATGGCGGTTGACGTTCAGGCGGGACGCAAGCGGTCGACCGAATTCGGCCCGCGTCTTGAACTGGAGGTCTGCGCGCATGGTCGCGGATATCGGACGTGGTCGATTGTGTACAAAGTTTTTAGAGGTCCGATCAACGACCCGTTCGCGGGCGCCTGGGAACAAATGCACAATTGGGCGGCGAAGGGCGGTCTTGTGTTTCACCGGTCGGACGGATTTCGGTTTTCGCCGCAGATAATCGGGATCGATTCGGCGGACGGGAAGGTTCAAAACATCGTTTTTCAGTTTTGCCAGCGTTGGAACAACACGTTTCCGATTAAAGGATTTCGGTCGCTCAAAAAAACGACGGGCAATATCGACGAAGTTCACGACGCGGAAATGTATTCAGATACCGACCGATTTCGCGAACGCAAGAAGTCGGGAACGACAACATACCAAATTTCTACCAACTGGTACAAAAAACAGGTTTACCAAAATTTGAAAATCAAGCGGCGCGCGGCGTATCCGCAGCGACCGAATTTCATGGATCACCCGTCCGACTATCCTGACGACTATTACAAGATGTTGACAGCCGAAGAACAGCGCGACGACGGAACATTTTGGAAACCTAGCAGTCGCCGGAACGAAGCGTTAGACCTGAAGGTCTATAACATTTGTTTGCAGGAAATATGGTTGTCGGCGCAGGTGCTACAGGCGCAACGCGCGAAGATAAAAGACGGCGCCGCGAAGGAAGCGGTCGAAAAGCTGATCCGGACGCCTTATGTTTTGGACTATCTTGAACGGAAGACGGCGCGTCGGTCGGTTGCTTGACAGGTCTATCGGAATAGTTCAGACTTGAATTCAGCATTGAGGTTTCCCCTCATCCGGCGCGCTTCGTGTTACCCCCATGCGAAGCGCGCCTTTTTTGTATGTTTGACAGGAACGCGGAAATTTGCGACCATTGGGAAGTCTTGGCCTTCTCCTTTGGCGGACACGAACCCGGCGCGCGTTGCCACGCGACCGGGTTCAATTATTTAGATGATAGGAAGGAAGTATTGATCGCCTAGTGGTTTTGTCGGAAACGGGTTGAACGGGTGAAAAACGGAAGTCCCGCCCGCGTTTTCCGGCGAGAATGGTTGATGGATTTCAAAATGACATCGACAGCAAAGCCAGGTCACATCTAACGGCATGAAATAGTTTTCATGGTGCGCGACGATTCGTTTTTTTGCCTGTCCGCATTCTGAACAACGATCCGGGCGCCGAAGTCTACCTTCGCGAATTGCCCTAAAAACGATATAGTGAACGCGCCTGATCGCCTTGTCGTGATAATCGTGTTCCATAATTTCCATTATAACCCGAAAAAACACGGAAAAACGCATGACCTGCGTTTTTTTCCTGCGGTCCTACCTCGAGATCTGACGCAAAAAAGATACATGGCAACATATGGTAACTTGCGTATATGGCAATATATTGCTTGACAGCTTTTCAGAAATACACATATAAAAGAATATGTCGTGTCGTGACACCGCGAAGCGGGCGCGAATCATCGCGCTTATCCAAACAAAACAAATTCAGCTTGAAAAATTGTACGCAACCTTTGAACGCGCGCTTGAAACCGACGCGGAACGCTATCGGTTCGACAGTAACGAGGGAAGTCAACAGACCTGGCGGCGCAAGCTGGACGAAATGAAGGGCGTCATTGATTCGCTGGAATCCGAAATTGATTCACTTTATCGGCGTTTGGAATGCGCGGGCGTCGTGAACATGAACCTGCGCCGCAAGCGCGGACCGTTCGGAAGGACTTCTTGCTAGTGGGTGCGCTTGATACCATAGGGAAGTTTTTCAAGGAATGGTTTTCCAGCGACGCCGCGCTGAACGGTTTCGGGCAAGTCGGCGCGTCATATGGTTTTGGTTATGGCGGTTACGGTTACGCCGGATATTATGGCGACACCGGTTCCGACGGATCAAAATGGGATTGGGGAATGTCGTCAACTGGTCAGTCGCCGATCCTTGATCACTGGCTGTTGAGACAAAACGCCAGGTCAGCTTACCTCGAAAGTCCTTTAGGAAAGGCGATTGTCGAAACGTATGGAAACAGCGTCGTCGACCGTGGTCTGAAATTGCAGGCGGAACCGGCCGCCGGAATTTTGGGTATTTCGGAAGATCAGGCCGAAGAATGGTCGGAAGACGTTAACGAACGGTTCCATATTTGGGCGAATTCGAAAACTTCCTATCGCGACGAAACAATGAATTTTTACCAAGCGCAACGACTAGCGGTGAATTTTCAACAGCGCGACGGGGAATATTTTTCACGGTTCTATTATTCAGACCGGCGCGACATTTTGAATCCGCTTCAAGTTTTATTGATAGACCCGAATCAAATTCGCGGTTCTGAATATACTTCGACATATGGATTTCAGACCGACAAGGACGGAATCGAGCGTGACGCCGCAGGTCGCGAAACGGCCTTCAAGGTTTGGGTTCGCGACGCAAAAATGAATTACAAGGAAGTCAGGGTTCCGCGCGTCGGCGCCAGGTCGGAGCGCGTTTTTATGATCCATGGATATCAACCCGAATTTCCAGGTCAGGGGCGCGGGTTTTCGCGAATTTCCCATATTTTGCAAAATTTGGAAAATATGGAAGACTATGCCCTTGCAACCCTAAAGAAGTGCATTAATCAATCGAATATTACGATGGTTAATGAACCAAGCGAACACAACGCGGCGTCGAATCCTTTTGAAGACATAACCGAAGGGAACGCTGGGCCTATTCCGACCATTGACGAAAATACCGTTCCGGCGGAAGCGGCGGCGGCGATGTCAGAACCCGTTCGATTCCACCGCTTGCCGCAAGCGACCTTGAACGTTCCCGGTTCGGTCGGTGTTTTTTCGTTGCAAGAAGGCGAACGGTTGAAACCGTTTCAAGACAGTTCGCCACTTCCGCAATATCCGGAATATATGGACGCCGTCGCGTCGTATTTGTCCGCGTCCATGTCGATTCCGCTTGAACGCGTCAAGATGCAATTCGGACAGAATTATTCCGCTTCGCGCGCGGCGCTTATCCTTTGGGATCGAATTCGCGGAATTTGGGAAGCTGAACTTGATTCTGATTTTCTGTCGCCCGCTTACGCAATGTGGTTATCGGGCGAAGTCGCGACCGGGCGAATTGTCGCGCCAGGTTGGACCGACCCGCGCTTGCGCGCCGCTTGGTTGTGTCATAGCTGGATTTCGGCGCCTATGCCGAATATCGACCCGGCGAAAACGGCGAAGGCCGATCAGTTATATGCGACCATGGGCGGACAGACGCTTGACAGGGTCGCGCGCAACCTGAACGGGTCGTCGGGCAAGGCAAACCGGGCGAAGCTAAAACGCGAATTCGCGGAACTTGCGTCCCCCCCATGGCAAAAATCGACAAACAACGAAGGAGGCCCAAACAATGGCTGATCCTGTATTGGTACCGTGTCCGGCGAATCAATGGACGAAGGTTGCAACCGGCGTTTCAACTGGTCAACTTTGGAAGCAAAAAACAGATCTGGAATACTGGACAACCTATCGCGCGACGACTAACCCGGCGCCGACCGACCTGTCAGACGCGCAACCATGGGTCGGCCAGTCGGCGAAAATTTCGGCGCCTTCCGCAATCGATGTTTATGTGTATCCGAAAAAAAAGGCCGGATCGGTTAGGGTGGATTTATGACGACCAAGGAATGCTGTGAACATACAATAGGGCCGACCGTCGCCGCAGGCGGCGGGTTAACAAACACGGTTTCGGGGTCGAACGGGATCACGAATACCGGTGACAACGTCGACGCGGTTTTGACGCCGACCTATGGATCGTCAGCGAATACGATTTGTGAAGGAAACGATCCGCGCCTGAACGTTTTTGGTCAGGACTATCAACGCGCGGAATCGCTGGCGCAATCACAAACCACGCTTGCAACTTACCAGGACAAAGTCACATTGACGACGCCCGCGTTGACGGGAACGTATCGCATCGCGTGTGGTGCGATGGTAAACAATGCAGACAAGGCCGGGTTCGCGCGGCTGTACAATGTGACAGACGCGGGAATAATTGGCGACGAATGGAAAATGAGAATCAAAGACAGCGCCGATAATTATCCGGGTTTTTCAAGCGTGCATGAAGTTGTTTTTTCCGGTGCATCAAAACAATTCAAGGTTCAATATCGCGACGGTACAGGCGGAAACACACAGTCGATAAAAGACGCATGGATCGAAGTTTGGAGGGTTTCATGACGGTTTCAAGAAATTACGCGATAACCGATTTTCCAAACGACGTCGTTTCGGCTGACGTTTTAAAAATCCAGATCGTAAAATCCGCGATTTCTGTTGAACTAACCGGAATAAACGTTGACGGACCGTCGGACAACTGCGAAGTGATTTTTGAGACCGAACCGACAGGCGCAGACGACACGATCCTTGACGGGTTAGTTGCGGATCATACAAGCGTTTTGATAACGAAAATCGAAACCGGCGAACACCTTAAAGCCGAAATTCTCCCCGCTAATTACGCCGCAGAATTGATCGTCAGTAGCACGGCGGCGGGTCTTGTTATCACGACAACGGTCAGCGAACTTGACATTGACGACGAAACGACGGTTGTCGCGGACGAAACGCTGACCAAATACGTGCTTATTTCGCTTGTTTACAATTCGACGTCTGACACGTTTGGGATCAACGCGTATGAAAAGACAGACGGCGAATATGATTCGCTTGACGCCGACGAATACTTAGTTCAACAGGACGTCAGCGAATGGTACGTGGTCGCGAACGGCGACACATTGATCGAGGTTGAATAATGGCAAACGTAAATCCACAAGTTATCAACAAGGCGGCGGACGCGAAGACGAAGGCGCAAGGCGCGACAAATGTTCCGCAGTTGCGCGAAGCGGTTGAAGAACTGGCCGACGCCGTTGAAGATCTGAAATCGTTGGTTGCCAAGATCGAAAAGAAGGTTGGTCGCTAATGAAAATATGGGCATGTGAAGAAAACTATATTGTCGGATACTTAGACCAGGTCCACAATATAACGGCCGACGCGGAACGCATAGCTGAACAACTATCGGCGAAGGAACAATTCGCCGCGCCTAGATCCATCATTCAGATAGACGACGACAGCGCGACGATCAAGATTGTCGGCGCGTTGTCGAAGGACGGGCCGCCGCCGTTGGCGCGCTTGTTTGGATTTGACGGAACAGCCTATTCACAGATAATTGACGCGCTTGACGTCGCAGCGCGAACGGATAAGGTCAAAACCGTTCGCCTTGTCATGGATACGCCAGGCGGCGCGGTGAATGGCGTCGAAGAAGTCCGACAGGCTGTCGCAGACCTGGCGATGAAAAAACACGTTATCGCTGAAAATCACGGCATGATCGCGAGCGCGGGTTATTGGATCGCAAGCGCGGCGTCGGAAATTCGCGCGATTTCGCCAACGGTTGAAAGCGGTTCAATCGGTGTTGTAATTACTCAAATTGATACGTCAGAACGCGAAAAGGCGTTTGGGATCAAAAAAGTCAATGTCATTTCGCGGAACGCGCCTGAAAAGGCGCCTGACGCGGATACCAAAGCAGGTCGCGAAACGATACAACAGCGCGCGGACGCAATCGAACGGATCTTCATTAATAGGGTCGCAGACGGTCGCGGCGTCACCGAACAAAAAGTGATCAAAGATTTCGGTCGCGGCGCGTTGCTAGTCGCGAAAGATCCGGACGAAAACCGCGCGGACGCGCTGTCGGTTGGCATGATAGACAGCGTCAACGGATCGATATTCGGAAGAATTGAAGAAACCGTCGGCGAACCGACAGCGTCGGCAAGTGTTCAAGAGACCATAACAGCGGGCGCGACGCCGTTCGCAGATCTTCCGATAGTTGACAAACCATGGGATTCGGGCGCGGCACAGACGCGCGTCAGGCGCGCGACAGGGTCGACAGAAAAACCGGGCGCGAATTACAAGAAAGCGTTTTTTTGGTACGACGCCGAAAACGCCGAAAACTTCGGCGCCTATAAGCTTCCGTTTGCGGATATCGTCGACGGACGCATGGTTGCCATTCGCCGCGGCGTTTTTGCCGCAAACGGCGCCATGAAGGGCGCCCGCGGCGGCGTTCAGATACCAAGCGCCGACAAACCAAAAGTTCAAGCGGTTATAGATCGCTATATAAAAAAGATAGAACGCGAAGACAAAAAAACTGCAAACCAACCCGCTGGCGCGGGAAAACAAATGGAGGAAAAAATGAATTTGCAGGATGCGATCAACGAGTCGCCAGATCTCGCCAGCGAGGTTGAAGCGATCAAAAACGAAGCGTTCGCGGAAGGCGCAAAAAAGGCCGAAGCGACGATCAAGGCGGCGATTCCTTATCTGGCGGGATCTGACTATCCCGAATCGATCAAGAAAATCGCCTGCGACGTTTTGAAGGGCGACATGGAACCGGCGGTTTTGACCGGCGCTGTTATTGCGTTCGACGCCTTAAAGGAGGAGAGGAACGCGAAGGCCGCGCAAGACGAACAACCGGACGAAACGCCCGCGCAGCTTGAAACCGAAACCATTTCCGAAGACGGAACCGTTTCAAACGAAGCGGAAGTTCAGGCGGCGATTGACGCCTTGAAAGGAGTGAAATAAGATGGCCGCTCAAACTAGAACAGACTATACGAATTTTCCGTTTGTCCTGTCCGGCGAACCGCTTGTCAAGACTGCGGAAACCCTGTTGACCGACGCGGGCCGTTCGGCGGCGCTTGTCAAAAACACCCTTATGTCGAAGATCAGCGCGTCGGGAAAGTGGGTTCCTTTTACGGATAACACCGCTTCCGACGGTTCTGAATTTCCCGCCGGAATTATCAAGGCGGACGTTTCGGCGGCGGAACTGGTCGCGGGCGACGTTCCCGACATCCCGATCATCGTTGGCGGCGAAATCACAATTGACGTGAATCAGCTTGTGATCGAAAATTCCAAAACCCTGGCGGACGTTATTACTTCCAGCGGTCTGACCGTTGGCGACGAACTTGAACGCCATAACATTTACGTCGAAGCGACACGCGCAATCGACGAATTCGAAAACTAGAGGGAGGTTTAAAAATGGCTGACTATCAGACCAACCCACTTTCCGTCGATTTGTATTCGCGCATTATGGCGAACGCCTTCGACGAAAAAAGCGTGATCGGCGTTCCGACTGCGTTTCAATGCTTCTTCGGACGGCCGGAAACAAATTCACAAACAATCTATTCGCCAAACGCGAACGCTGTCGATATCGACATTATTCGCGCAAACGAACGAATCGCCGCGCTTGTACCGCGCGGGACAAACGGTCGGTTCATTACCGCGCCGCAGGAAAACACACTGTCACAGCGTTTCACGAATATCAACCGGGTTTTTCCGTTGGTAGTCGAAGAAGGCGACATTGAAGCTTCACAGCTTTTGAATCGCCTTGCCGGTGAAAATCCATACGAACGGCGGGCGCGACGGGAACGTTTGCGCGCGCTTGCGCTTCGTGAGCACCAGGAACAGGTTCGCCGGACCGTCCGTCTGTTTGAAGTCCTGGCGGCGCAGTCCGTTCTTGAAGGCAAGATGGACGCGATTCTTGGAACCGCCGACCCGGATCAACAGTACGATTTTTTAAGGAATAGCGCGCATTTTGTGACGCTGATCACACAATGGTCGAACGCCGCGGCTGACGCACTAGGCGACATTGACGATTGTTGGGATCTGATTCGCGAGAATGCTCACGTTTCCGCGGATATGGCGGTTTTCGGCGAAGGCGCGTTTGAAGCGTTTCTGAAGAATACAGACCTTATCGCGAAGGCCGACAACCGGCGATTTGAGCTGATCCTTGTCTCTCAGGAAATGCCGGTTCCGTCGCGTTATTCCCGCTTTATCGAGGCCGGAATGACTGCGCGTGGGCGCCTTCTGACGCCGCGCGGACACGAAATCTGGATGTTCACTTATTCGGACGTTTACACGAACAGCGCAGGAACCGCGACCAAATACATGCCGAACGCGAAGGTTTTGGTTTGTTATTCCGGCGCCCGCGCTGATCGTTACTTCGGACCGCCCGAATTGCTTCCGGATATTCCGGCCCGGCGGACCTTTTATCAACAACTTTTCGGTTTCGACGTTTCAATGCCGAACATGCCGCCGAATATCAATGGCGGCGGAATGACTGTTGAACCTGGAATGTTCTTTTTTGACGCTTACGCGCCGGAATCATGGCAACGCGTTACCGCGCGCATGCAGGCCGCGCCGATTTTCGCGACGACGCAGACAGACGCGTTCGCCGTCATTCTGAACGCGGTCTGATCGTGTTTATTTGGAACGGACCGGGCATTTTGAAGGGAACCGGCGTCAAGTACAAACCAGGCGACGAAGTTCCTGAAGACGTCGTTCCCGACGAAATGCTTGAAGCAATGAAGGCGGACGGACGGATTTCCGATCCTGACGCAAAACCGAGACCGGCCGCGAAACCGACGAAGTCGAAGACAAGCGCGGCGGTTCAAAAAACGACAAAGGCGGGACCGAAACCGCCTAAGTCGAAAAAGAAAAAGAAGGCTGACAATGGCTAAAGACAAACCCGACGCCGCGCCGGAAAAACCGGACGACAAAAAACCGGCGGAAAAGAAAAAGACGATCTATATCGGCGGAAATAAGTTCAAGGGCGAAGTCCCGAAGGGCAAACTTCCGAAGGGTATCACGATCAAAAAGTAGGAAAGCGGCGGCGAAGTGATCAACCTGCGCGAACAGGTCGAATTAGACCTCGAATTTTCACTTGAAGGCGAATGGGGATTGCCTGCGGTCCTTATCGGTCCGGACGGTGAAAAACAGGACAGTCCGATTGTTGTTCGCGCTGACGATCTTTCGTTCGTTGCTTCCGACAAAAGCGTGAATTCGACAGCGACGGATTTTCGATATATTCGGATTTCTGACGGCGACACAATATCGATCAACGGAACCGCCTTGAATGACGGTTCTTACACTGTTCAAAATATTACACAAAACAAAATAATAGTTGTTGAATCGATAGTCGACGAATCAGCGGGCGCGACGGTCGCAATGGTGAACGATAGTCTTGAACTGGTCGGTCAGATCATCTATGACACATTAGTTGACAACCCCGAAACAGGTCAGGAAATAATCGTTCACAAACCGGTCGTGACCTTGCGCCGGACGTCGCTTGTCAGAATTCCCGCCGACGGTGAAAAGTGGTATTGCGAAATTCCGATTGAACCGAAGGTTGACGCGCCGAAATATCCGTTCATTGTCGAACGACCGACGGAAGACGGCGGCGCGATTGGTTTCATTCGCCTTTATCTTGTGGAGGCGGCGCAGTCATGACAATGAATTTTCGATTGATCAAGGCTTCGGTCGTCAACCTTCTAGGCGCCGCCGAAGGCGGACGATATCGGACGATTGGATATCAGAAACCGGGACAGGGAGAAAGCGAAGTCAAGAACAACGACCGGTCGGTTCAGGTCTATTATAGTTCCGGCGATTTTTCGAAGTCCGGCGGCGGCGTCGCCGGGTCTTCGACGTCGCACGAAATAACGATCAATTTTGACTTGACGGTTTCAAAACCGGCGCTTGTCGATTTGTCTATTATTCAAAATCCAGCGTCGACGCCCGCGCAAATACAAGGCGCGCTTGCGGCTTTACAGGAAGCGTCCGACCTGGCCGACAATTCGTTTGATGAATTGGCCGACATAATCTATCAGGAAATAATGGACGCGCGAAATGTTGATCTAGGTCTCGCGCGTCCCGTCGGTTCCCGCTGGATAAGCGGGATAAACAAGGACGATCCACTTCCGCGCGGGAAGTTGGTTGTCTTAACTGGATCAATGCAATTAACTTGCAAAATTGACGAACAGGTCACAGGCGCGACGCCGGAACCGGCGGTTCCGCCTGCGATTGACGTCGATAATAAGTTTTATCAACCAGACAGCGCGACCGCAGACAAGGCCGAAGCGGGCGTTTTAACAGGAGGTTAAACAATGGGTTTAAGTGCAAACAGCCTCGCGGCCGCAGTCGGCGCAAGCGCGGAAAACGTTCAATTCGCGCCGTCCGCCGACGTGCTTCCGCGAAAAATTGTGATTATCGGGACGTATGATCCCGCAAAAACAAGCGTCGTCGACAATGTTCCGGTTCTTGTGACCGACGAAGCGGACGTCGGCGCGAAGACGGGTTTCGGGTTCATGCTGCATAGGTTGGCGGTCCGGACCTTCGCAGGCGGGCAAGGCGTCGAAACCTGGATTGTTCCACAACCTGAAGCGGGCGGCGCAACTGCGGCGGCGGGCGATATCGATTTTACCGGGTCGGTTCCGACGGAAAACGCGACGCTGTATCTGTATATCGCAGGAATCGCGGTTCCTGTTACCGTTTCGGACAGCGACGCCGACACCGACATTGCGACGAATGTTGTCGCCGCGGTGAATGCCGACGACGATCTTCCGGTAACGGCGGCGGTCAACGGCGGGACGCCCGCGCAGGTCGACTTCACGTCGAAGTCAAAAGGCCCCTGGGGTGACTTGATTTCCCTGACGTTCAACTGGGGATTTCAAGAAGAACTTCCCGCGGGCGTTGTTGCGGTTGTAACCGACATGACAGGCGGCGCCGGTCTTCCCGACGTTGACGACGCGCTTGACGGTCTTGGAACCGGCGACGATCAGAACGTAAACCACAACACCGACGTTGTTCACGGTTACGGACAGGATTCAACGACCCTGAACAAAATCAGCGTTTACAACGGGATCGGTGATACGAAAACCGGGAACTATGCGAAATTGGTTTCAAGGCCGTTTCGTGTCCTTGACGGCGACGTCGAACCCGGTTCTTCGGCGCTTTCCGCCCTTGTTGCATTGGGCGACGGACGACGCGAGACCGACCGGACAAACGGCATAATCGCCGCGCCAGGGTCGCCGAATCATCCGGCGGAAGTCGCGGCGGTGACGATTGGAATCATGGCGCGCGTCAACAACGACCGGGCGGAAGAATCATATATCGGTCAAGTGTTACCGGGAATCATTCCGGGCGCGCTGGCGGACCGCTGGACGCGGTTTTATGATTCGCGCGACACGGCATTGAAGGCGGGAATTTCGCCGACAAAGGCGGTTGGAAACGCGCTTATACTGCAAAACGTCGCGACCTTCTATCATCCGACCAGTGTTCCGATCACGTCGAACGTATATCGGTCAATGAGAAATATCAGCATCGTTCAAAACGTGCTGAACGCCGAACGCGTGAATTTCAGCGGGACGAAATGGCAAGGGATCAGCATTGTCGCAGACGTGACGAAGGTTTCAAATTCGATCAGTCGCGAAAAGGCTCGCGATATTGACGCGGTGATTGACGACCTTCTTCGGCTGACGATTGCGTTTGAAGGGCGCGCCTGGATATTCACGGCGGCGTTTACAATCGAACGCCTTCAGGCGGGCGGACTTGTGACGATTCGCGCAGGCGGAACCGGGTTTGATTCGACTTTACCGTTGCTTGTAAGCGGCGAAGGCGGAATTTTCGACACTGTGACACAATTCGACGCGTCGCTTGCCGTGTTGTTGCAATAAAGGAGGTTTGAAAAATGCCTTATGATGTATCAGGATCGCTTCGAAAATTCACGGTCGAAGGCGTTCCGTTCAGGGTCGCCGCCGACGCGAATTTGACCGAAACGATTTCAAAATTCGAAAACAGCATGATCGCGACTTCTGGAAAGTCCATGCGTAAAATGATGAAACGTCCACCGATTCGCGAAGGGTTGGTTCTTGTGACTAATTCGGTCGAACGCGACGTTTTGAAGGGCTACGCCGAACAGCTTGAACCAGTCGCGTTTTCGTATACGAACGCCGCAGGCGATACCTATCGTTGCGAAGGAACCCTTGAAATAGAAAACAACGAAACGGAGGAGAACCGAACAACCTGTCAAGTCCTTCCGGACGACGACTGGACTTTGTTCGCCGGGTAGCAAAAAAGGAAAATGAACAATGTCAGAAAAAAAATTGTCGAAGGAAAACGCTCAAAAGCAGCTTGACACGTTGCTTGACTATTACGATTTGGATCTTGACGACATTTCAGACGAAAACGTTCACAACGCAATCACGTCATCTTGTAACAAGCTTTTAAAAGCGATCAAAAAGGGACGTCTTGAAATCAAGGAAGAAGACGACACCCTGAACGTCTATCAGTATCTAAAGAAACCGATAGGCGGAAAAGAAGGAAGCTTGACCGTTATCAAATACCGCGAAATTGACGGCCGCTCAAAAATCGCCATGAAAGACAACAAGGAATCGGATTATCATGGAAAGATCTATTCATTTTTGGGCGGTCTGTCGAAGGAAGGCGGCGCGGTGATAATGCGCCTGAAGGGCGTCGACATATCGATTGCGGAATGCTTGGGTGCGCTTTTTTTGCAAGTATAGTCCCTCGCGTTGACCAGTGGATCGGAAATCTGTTCTTCCGAGGGATACAACCAAGCGAACTAAAAAGGTTGAAATATGGCGAACTGAAATATTTCAACAATTGGCACAACATGATATCTGAAAAGGAGGCCGGTAATTAATGCCCGATTTCGTTGTCAGGACGACGTTCAAAGCGAACGATAGGGTCACACCGGCCTTCAAACGCATGTCGAAGGGCGCGGACCGCTTCGGACGCAAGTCGCAAGGCGCGTTTCGCATGGCCTCAAAATCGGCGCTTGGTTTCAAGTCTATCGTCGGCGGAATTTTAACCGCCGGAATGATTTCAAGAACGTTTGGTTTACTTCAGGAAGGCGTTCGCAACGTCACGTCTGAATTTGTCGATTTTGACGACGCGATCACTTCCGCCGCCGCGAAGTTGAACGTTCAGCGCGGAACCGAACAGTTCAAGACGCTGGAAAAAACCGCGCGCGACATAGGCGCGACGACGGAATTTACAGCCGCGCAATCCGCGCGCGCAATCGACGAACTAGTCAAGGCCGGGTTCAATCAAGAACAGGCAATGCTTGCGGCGGCGTCAACGACAGACCTAGCGACTATTGCGGCGATGGATCTAGCGGAATCGACGGCAATCGGCGTCAAGGCTCTTAATTCGTTCAACCTGGCGGCGGAAGATCCCGAAGAACGTTTAAAAAATTTATCCCGAATTAATAACGTGTTTTCAAGAACCGTGAATTCAGCGTCGACGGACCTTCAGGGCCTTTTCGAAACCATGAAATTCGCGGGCGCAGTAGTGAACACCGCAGGCGGCGAACTGGAAGATTTCGCCACTTTAGCGGGCGCAGTGTCGCGGGCAAGCCTGGAAGGCACCCTTGCGGGAACGACAATGCGAATGATGTTTACTCAACTGGCGGCGCCGACGGCGAAGGGTGCGAAACAACTTCGCAAGATGCGCGTCAACGCAGTCGACCCGTTGACAAAGTCAATGCGAAAACCGATTGAAATTTTCACCGACTTCGCAAAGGCGACGGAAAAAATGACGGACGCGCAACGACTAGCGGCGATCAAAATGGTTTTCGGTCAGCGCGCGATTGTGGGCGTTTCAAAGGTTCTTGAACTAGGCGGCGAATGGCTAGAAGACTACAAAACAAAAACCATTGAATCAGGACGCACGGCGAAGGAAGTCGCTGACGATATGCGAACGTCCGTCGGAAATCGCTTGCGCGTTCTGAAGTCAACAGCGATTGAAACGGGTTTTAAATTCGTCGACGTATTCAAGGATCAAATTCCGGGCGCAATCGACCGGACGGTTGAAGCGTTGCGCGGAATTGACGTCAAAAAACTGTCGGACGACTTCCGAACGTTCAAAGACGAAACGGTTGTCGGCCTTAGAACCGATTTAGATTTTCTGAAGACAACCCTTGACGATATGCGTCCGCTTTTCATAGGTCTAGGCGTCGCCGTTGCGGCACTTAGCGCGCCCGCCGTCCTTGCGGGAATCGCGAGCCTGAAGACGCTGTTCGGCGTTATGATGTGGGGAATGTCGGTTGCATTAAAACCGCTGTTTGTGTTTCTTGCGGCGAATCCGCTTGCAGTCTATATCGCGGCGTTTGCGGCGTGGGGTTCGGTCCTTCTGACGGTTGTCAAGAACTGGGAATTTTTGAAGGTGACGTTCCTTGAAGGCGTCGAACTGGTCAGGACGGCAATCGAAGATCTTTTAATGGTGTTCATGAAGTTGGTCGCCGCAGGCGGACAGAAGGTCGCGGACTTTTTCGGAATCGACACGAAGGTTTTCAAAAATCTTAACAACCTAATGGACGACTTCAAGAAGAAACGCGACGCGGCGCGCTTCGGAAGTCATGCAGGCGTCCCCGGTCCGAAACATATGTTTGACGCCGACTATGACGAATTATTTCGCGAGCAACTTCCCGTTTCCGGTCCGCGAACGGCGCCGAACGCGGGCGAAGTCGAAGGACGACAGCGACAAACGGAATTGATGCGCGGGAAACTTACAATCGCAGGCGCGCCGCCGGGTTCGGAATTCGAAGAAGAAATGTCGCGCCCGCGCGTCGGTGTTGAAATGCTAGGCGTGAACCCATGACGGAAACGCTTGACAGAATAAAGGATATCTTAGGTCTAGGTCCGGACGATTGGAACGCGCGCCTTCGACCCAATATCAAATTCATTTCGCCGGACGGTGACGAATATTCCGGTTTTTGGCGCGGCGACACAAGGGATAAATCGAAAAAGATCGGTCTGTTCGACTATCCGAAGATCGTCGGAACAATCGCGCAAGACTTGGAAATGACTTCGTCGCGCTATGATATAACGTTTTTCTTCGCGGGAAAAGACAACGACCTTGACGCCGCGCGTTTTTGGACTAGCGCAGATCAAAACGGCCTTTGGGATGTTACGCACCCGGTTCTTGGTTTTTTAGATCTTCAAATGCTGTCCATTTCTCAACAGACGCAACCGATCACAAACGGAAACATAACGGAAGTCAGAACTAGCTGGATCGATCCGATTCTTCCTGAAGACTTGACGTCGGCGCCGGAATTGAAGGGCGAGACCGACGCAAACGTCAACAACCTGAATATCAACGCCGCGCAACAATTCGCGGACAATATAAGCGAAAAGACGGAAACCCTTCGGAACACAATTCAGGACGTCGCGGACATAGCAACCGGGTTGACCGACGCGGCGCTTTCGCCTCTGTTTACAACAATTGATTCATTGAACAACCTAGTTGACGGGATTCAAGGGTCAATTCAGGACGTATTGAACGCGCCGTCGCTGGCGGCCGCAGAACTTTCCGGTCAAATGCAACAACTGACGCAGATCCCACTTCTTGCAAATAACGATATCGGGTCGCGTCTTGATTACTATGCCGACCTGACGACCGGACTTCTTGACGAACTACCAGGCGGCGCAAGCGCTGAAGACAAAAACCGGACGGCTGTTCTTGAAAATTCGTTGTCTGCGATACTAGGCGCGAATGCAAAAATTGCTACAACCGGCCTTCTTCAGACGCGCGCGGAAGCAGTTGAATTTGCGGAAGACTTGTCAACGAAATTCGCGACTATTTCCGACGCCCTTGACGTTGTAATGGCGAATTTTGAAGATAACGACATTGACAGTCAGTTTTTCAGTCAGTCGCAATCGTTCGTTGACGCCGCGCTTGCGACGGCGTCCGCGATTAAATACCTTCTTGTTTCCGCGTTTGACCTGAACGTTGAAAAGCGGTTTGTTTTGACCAAACCGCGCGCGCCGATTGAAATCACCATAACAGAATATGGATCACTAGGCGAAAACGATGAAAATTTTGACCTTTTTATTTCATCAAACCATCTAAAGGGAGAAGATATCCTTCTCCTTGAACCGGGTCGCGAGGTCGTGATCTATGGCTAAAGCGACACAAGGGAAGCAATATATCGTCGTTGAAGGCGACACGCTGTCTGGAATCGCGGCGCAGGCATACGGAAACGGTCGAAAATGGCGGTTGATTTGGAGGGCGAATCAGACGGTTTTAAGGTCCGGAAACCCGGAACTGATTTTTCCAGGCGAAGTGATCACGATTCCGACCGACCCGGAACTTGCGGCGCTTGAAAACAGTCTTGCGGTCGATTTAGTCGGAAAAGATCCTGACGCGTTCACCTTTGAAATTGAAGGGACTGAAGTTCCCGTTGAAGGCGCGTCACTAATGCGAACAATGGACACGGTCGCGGACGGGTTCGCGGCGTCCCTTCAGTGGAGCCCTTCAGACCTTGAACTAACTGAACTAATCCGGCCTTATGGATATCAGGCCGTCAAATGCTATCTAGGCGGACGGAAACGATTCACAGGGGTTTTGTATTCGGTCAACCCTTCAAGCGGTTCAGGCGGCGTCGTGGTTGCGCTGGAAGGCGCTTCTGCGGCGGCGGACATTGTCGATTCGACCGTGCGTCCGCCTTATGAGTCGAAAAAAATAACCCTGAAGGACCGGGCGACGGAACTGATCGAACCTTTAGGAATTCCGATTGTCTATGATTTCGACGATAACGAAATTTTCGACCAGGTAACGGCGCGCGCGACGGATAAGATCTTTCAACATTTGGCGGGTCTCGCGACACAGCGCGCGGTTTTGATATCGTCAACAGTCGACGGAGAAGTGATATTTTATCAGGCAAAAACGACCGGAGCGCCGGTCGGGACACTTGAAGAAGGAAAACCGCCGGTTCGGGATTCTGCGGCGAAATTCGACGGTCGACAGCGGTTCAACGTTTACAAGGCGATTGCGAACAGTCCAAATCGAAAGCGAAAGACGGCGACAGCGAAGGACACGGCAATTCCGAAGTCAAGATTTCTGACATTTTCCGCCGAAGATTCAACCGCGGGAAATATTCAGGCGGCGGCCGACTGGCGCAGATCGAAACAGGTCGCCGACGCGCTGACCATGGAAATTCCGGTTGACAGTTGGTATTCGCCAAACGGCGAACTATGGTCGGAAAATACGCTTGTTACTTACAAGGCGCCGTCGTTGTTTATTCCTGACGGGTTCGATTTTATCATTCGGCGCGTTGAATTCAACTTCGAAAAGAATGGAACGACGGCGACACTGTCGATTGTTCCGCCGAATGTATTCACAGGCGAACCAATAGGTGAACCATGGCGGCGATAGGTAGAATCACCGGACGCGCCGTCGGAAAAAATCGCGACGGTGACAAAAACGTCTTAATCCTTCAGGTTGAATTGACCGATCCGGACGACGTTCAGTCGGTCGAACTGTTTAGGCAGTCGGGCGAAGACTACAACCCGCCGAACGATTCGCGCGTGATTGTAATCGACCTTGGTTCTTCCTGGCGGGTCGGTGTCGCTGTTGACGACGGGATCGAACCGTCAATGAACGAAGGCGAACGAAAAATTTATTCAATCGACGCAGGCGCGATCAAAGCGTTCATGAATTTACTATCAAGCGGCGTAATTGAAATAAACGGAAACGCCGACAACGCGGTTCGATTTTCAAAGTTGAAGGAAGCGTTTGACGACCTAAAAACGCAATGGGACGCATTCGCGACAGCCTACGCACCGGGAACCGGCGGGTCGCCCGCTACAGCGAACCCGTCAACGAAGACAATCGACCCGGCGAAAATTGACGTAATAAAGGTTCCATAATGGCGGACAGATTTCAAGGAGACCCAAAGTTGATTTTGACCGAAAACGGTTCAGACCTTGTGTTTAATGCCGGTCAGCCTGTCATGGATCAGGGTTTTGAAAACGCCGCGTTTATTTCGCTGTTTACTGAACCCGGTTGGTGTGGAAACGTGTTGTTTCAAGACGAAAATCAAAAGATCGGTTCTGACTATGAATTTAACGGTCGCGAACCGGTGACGCTTACAAACCTAAATAACCTTCGAGATTCGGCGGAAAAGGCCCTTGCATGGATGATAACGGAAAAAATCGCGACGCGTATTCAGGCGAACACGGCGAATCCGACCGGTCAGTTGCGCGTCACCGAAATTTTGATCGAACCGCCAGGTCAGGACGTCGAAACGCTTCTTTTGACCAAATACGGGGAAAACTGGATCAACCAGGCGACCGACCCGGCGCATAAAAAGGTTTAATCATGGCGCTAAAGATACCAACGACGCAAGAACTGAAAGATCTATTCCTTACGAATTACGAAAATTCGCTGAATCAATCGGTTCCGCTTATCCCTCGAGCATTTCTGCGGGTTTGCGCCGCGATTGACGCGCTTCTTGGAACGTCGCTTTTCAGGTTCGCGGCCGAACGCGTTCTTCAAAACCTGGCGCTGACCGCGACCGACGAAGATCTTGATCGAATTGGTGAAAACTACGGTGTCTATAGGCGACCGGCGAACGCCGCAAACCTCGAAATCGAAGCGGACGCCGATCCAAGTGCTTACCTTCCTTCGACGGTCGATTGGGTCGGCGACGCAAACAATGAACGATACAAGGCCGACGCAAGCGTAAGCGAAGCGGGCGGCGTCGTAACGCTGGATATCACCGCGCGGACAACCGGCCCGGCGGGAAATCTTGAAGTCAGCGACACATTGACGATTGGAACGCAGACACCCGGAATTTCAACCGTCGGAACGGTAACGGCTGTCAACGAACTAGGGGTTGAAAAAGAAAGTGACGAATCATATCGGCGGCGAATCCTGACCGAAATCAGGACGGTCGGCGGCGGCGGGAATTCGGCGGACTATCGGACCTGGGCGGAACAAACAACCGGCGTTGAAAACGCGTTTCCATATGCCGGAAAACCGCGACAATACACGGTCACGGGTTCGGATATTTTCTTTTCCAGTGCGGATAATTCGATCAATTCGACAACAACCGATTTCACCGACGCGGAATTTGCAGTTGGTCACGCCGTCAACGTTCAAGGGTCGGCAAGTAATGACGGGATTTATGCGATCAATTCGGTCGCGGCGAACAAAATGACGCTTGCGGCGACTATTGCAAACGAAGGCGCAGGTCCGACCGTTGTTTGCGACAACGAGTCGCTTCCTGGCGACCGGACGGTTTTTGTCGAAGCGGTTTCAAGTATCGATCCGGACGGAATCGCGCCGCCTGCGTTGCTTGCGAGCGTTCGCGACAATATAAATACAAATCCCGACACCGGGCGAACCCGGCCGCCTTTGGGGGAGACCGACGAAACGCTTTTTGTCGAATCCATAGAACGGACGACGTTTTATTTTGAAGTTCGCGACCTAGTTGTTGACCCGGCAATTCAGACGCAGGTCGAAAGCGATATTGAAACGGCGCTGGATGAATACGCCCGCGAGATGCGTCCGTTTATAACTGGTCTTGATTTCGAGTCGGACAAAAACAACACAATAACCGACTTGACGGTTTCGTCGGTTGTTCAGGATATTATCGAACCCGTCGGCGGTTCCGCCGGAACGGTTGGTTTCGGTCTTGTTGTTGGTATATTTATACCTTCCTATGTATTAAAACAAGGCGAAATGGCGAAGTCCGGCGGCGTGATTTTTGTTTAACGAGGTGAAAAAATGCCATTAAATCCACTAATTGCGATAGATCTTCCAGGCGAACCCGCCGGCGTTCCCGGCGAAGCGCGCGTTTTTCCATATTCAAAAATCGGGTCTTCCGCCGTGACGGTGACGCTGTCCCTTGGTTCAACCGTCGGGATAACTTCCTATTTATGGGAAATCCTAGATCAACCAATAGGCGCGACGGCGGTTTTGTCCGACCCTGCGGCGCCAGCGCCGACGTTTGACGCAACGCAAGCGGCGCCGGGTTCCTATCTAATCCGCTGTATTGGCAACAACGGTGTTGCGTCAACGACGAACGGTGTCGCGTTTACGACAGAAAACAAAGCGCTTCGCGCGCCGGCGGCGGGCGAAAAGACGGAATTTGACGCTGTAGACGGTTGGAAAACTTCACTAAATGAAGTGATCAACGAAACCGATCTGGGCGTTTCCGGCGCGCTTCAGTATCAAGGAACCTGGAACGCGTCGACGAATACGCCGACGCTTGTCAGTAGCACCGGAACAACTGGTCATTATTACGTCGTTTCGGTCGCTGGAACGACAGACCTTGACGGAATAACAGACTGGCAAATTGGCGACTGGGCGGTTTTTAACGGGTCGGTTTGGGAAAAAGTCGACAATACACAGCTTTTTTACTGGAATCGAACCGGGTCGGTTTTGTCGCCTGAAAATTCCGGCGATAGCTTGAAGCTTGACGCCGCCGGTGCGGCGGTTGACATCATTCGCGACGAAGACGACATGATTTCGGACGACCCGGCCGCGCTTGCAACGCAACAATCGATCAAGAAATATGTCGACGATTCTATTCCGTCGGTGTTTTGGAATCGAGCCGGGTCGGTTTTGTCGCCGCTAACCGCAGGCGATCGGGTTGAAATAACGATCGCCGATACCGAAAACGCGGTCCCGCTTTCGTTGATTCAAAACGATTCAACGAACGATCCCGACGTTTTATCGATTGAAAACGCCGGAAGCGGCGACGCGATTGCGTTCAGCGGAGGCGGATCGCATAAAATCAGTTCAACGGCAACGCTTGAAATTGAATCCGTTGCGGTTTCGATCGATGCCTCGGCCGCTTCAAATTTTACGGTTTCCGGCGCGACCGCGGATCTAACATTGGGCGCGCGCGCGGCAACGATAACCCTGAATGAATCAGACGAAACGACCCTTGATGGCGCGTTTACCGCGACGTCGATTGTCGGCGCGCTGAACGAACTGAAAGGGGAAATTGTCGCGGAATCGTTGTGGAACCGCGCGGCGTCAGTTCTGTCGCCGCAGAACGCGGGCGACGGGTTGTCCGTTGACGCGACAACCGCAATCGACCTTGAATCAGACGTCAGTTCCGGATTTGCCGTCAGCGGTTCCGACGCGGGCGACCTGACGTTGTTTCTTGACGCCGCGAACGCTGGCGCAGGCGACGGAATTATTTCAATAAACGCCGATTCGGTTGAATCCGCTAGCCAATGGACTATCACGGCGGAAGATCCAAGCGATCATGTCGCATTAAAACTAATAAATCAGGATACAACAGGCGCGCGTTCAAATGTTCTTGAAATAACAAGCAATCCGATCCCCACGGGTGCATGGAATACAACAACCGGTTATGCTATTTCCTTAAATTCGCCTACAACCTATAATATAATTTCATTTGGAGATTCAAACGGATTTTTCGGCGGTTATGCGACCGCAACGAGTCGGACCGGCGGGTTTACATATCAGGCAACCGGCGCGGGCGCCGCTGATATATTGTTAGCAACTATAGGTTTACCCAGCGCGTCCGGCAACGCAACTGTTACTGTTGAAGGTGTTCAGGAAGACGGCGCAACCGGCGACGCGTCCGCAAGATTAAGATCCGAAACGAAAAACGGCAACGGCGCGGCAAAAACAACCGTTCAATCAATAACGCGCGCCGCTGGAAATGCCGAAACACAAATTTTTTCAAACAACGAGGGAACCGGAACTTCGACGGTCAATGTTTGGTCGACGGGCAACGCGTCCGGTTCGGCGCTTGCGACAGTTGAAATAAGGGCGCGTCAAGCGAACGTTTCATCGACGGCGAATTCAGTTGTCCAGATTACCGCAAACAACGCAGGTTCAGGTCTTGCAACTATTGCGATTTCAGCGCAAGACGATATCAATTTCACTGCACGATCTGGATCTATAACGCTGAACGAATCCGGCGAAACAATTCTGTCCGGTTTTTCGGCGACGTCCTTGATCGGCGCGCTGAACGAATTAAAATCTGAAATTCCTTTTCCAGATTACGCCGGAATTTTTGTCAAAGACAATTCGACGTCAACGTCAATTACACTGGCGAATTCATGGTTTAAGTTCACACTGTTCGACACAAACCTTCCCGACGAAGACAGCGTTTCCGACCAGGCGAACGACCGTGTTACAATTGGCGCAACGCGCGATTATTCGGTGTCTTTTTCGGCGTCAGGCGAATCGGCTGTCGGAAATAAGACTTTTGAATATTCTGTTTTTGAGGTTTCGTCGACAGAAACATTGATCACAGGGGCGACGCAAGCGAACCCGGTTGTTGTCACCGCGTCGGGCCATGGGTTGTCAAACGGTCAGAAGGTCGCGATCAAGTCAGTCGGCGGTATGACGGAAATAAGCGACCGGATATTCACCGTTGCGAACGTTACCGCTTCAACATTTGAGCTTCAGGACGATAATTCAACGAACATCGACGGGACCGGGTTTACCGCTTACACTGGCGGTGGTACAGCTGCGCAAGCCACAGAATTGACAGCGCATGTCAAACGTCTTTTCGCCGCAGGCGGCGCGGGCGACTTCGGCGCGTTTGGAAGCGATACAATCGCCTCGCTGACAAGCGGAAACCATGTTGAACTTTATATTTCAGGTCTAACCGACACGACGAATTTCACGATTGAAGATATCAATTTAAAGATTGAAAGGTTATAACAATAAAAGGCGTCGGGTTGCGACCCGGCAAAACACAATTTTTTTTTCATTTGCTAAACTAGGCAAACCAGGAGACACAAAAATGAAAATCAAAACAACGACAAGGCTGAACAACCTAGCGGGAAAACCTTTGTTTCTCGCGATCAACGACGGGACAGAAACCAAAAGAAGCGAATTAGATCTTCGCCTTATTTTGACAAACGTTCTTCTTGAAAACGACCAGGACGCCGACGCACAGAAAAAATTCACGCGTTATCAGTTGGCGCAGAAAATACACGACGGCGACGAAGTCGACCTGCGCGCTGAAGATATTCAAGATCTGAAGGCCCTTGTCGCGAAATACTACAATCCGCTTATTCAAGGCGCGGTTTGGAAAATACTAGATCCGGTGAACTAATGAGTCCAGCGGGATACGGTTTAGGCGGTTATGGGTTTGACGAACCATGGGGAAGCGTCGACCATGGAACCGGAACGCTAAAACAAGATCCCAAGTTCATGAACGCCGTTTTCAAGGCGTTACTTCCGCCCGGATCTATCTGGCGCCCGGTTCCCGACGGTGAATTTGATAAATTCATTTATGCGCGCGGGAATAATTGGCAATACCTCTATAACTTCATGAAGGCCCTTGCGTATATCCGCGAACCGCTTTTGACGCCTATCCTGTCCGACCTTGAAAAAGAATACGGGATTGTCACTGACACGGCGATTGACGAAGACGTTCGGCGTCAGGAACTTCATTCGGTTGTATATGCTAAACCCGGAACCGGGTCGCTTGACGACCTTCAAGACGCCTTGACGGCGGCCGGGTTCACCGCGCAGGTTCACGCGAACGACCCGATTGTTGACCCGGCGCTGATAATCACTGACGACGATCTTCTTGTAAACGGCGAACTGGTCGAAACACAACAACCGGCGATCCTTATGCAATGCGACGGGCCGTTTGTCACCGGAAACGCGAACGCGGTTCTTGGATTCTTCCGCGACATGAACCGGACGCCTGTTGGATATCATATTCCAACCGATCCGCGACGTTGGAATTTTATCTTCTTCGTTGGCGGAAATCGGACCGGACCGACAACAATCGTTCCGGCGAATATCCCGACGGAACGCCGGTCGGCGTTTTTGAAAATAATTTTGAAATATAAACCGCTTCATTCATGGGCGGGTTTGGTGGTCAACTATGTTTAAGGTGAAACAATGAAAGACTATTCAACAATTGCCAATACACAAGGCGCGTTTCCGGACGTCACGAGTAAGGATTCAACCGGACCGTCGTCAACGGACGGGACGCCGATTCAAAAGGTTCTAGTTGACGATCTTTGGGGTGCGTCGCAAGCGTTAATGAAAGACGCGGGATTCAGTCCAAGCGGCGACAGCGAAGCGTCTGACGCGTCGCAACGGTTGAACGCCCTTCGTCGGTTGTTCGCCGGGCAGACAATTTCACCGCGCGCGACAAACGAACAAGTCGCGACCGGGTTGTTTTCCGCGTCCGGCGACGGCGCGCCGATTTCGCACCCTTGGAGCGCTGGAAATCAGATTTTTCTGGGTGCGACGGCGCAGCTTGAAGGATTGGAAGTCGGATTTGACGACGCAGGAAATCGACTTCTGTTGATACTTGAAGCTACAAACAATCGAATTCACAAATACGACCCTGAAGATCTGACCGCCGAAATCGACAATTCCGGTTCTCTTTTAGCGGCCGGGTTTCCGGCGGGAACCTGGAAACCGACAAGTTTTTGTTCTGACGGGGTTTACGTTTACGTGACCTTTACCGATACGGCATTGTCGCCGAATCAACCGTCGCGCGTCTGTTGTTATCGAATTTCAGATTATTCGGTTCGGTCAGGTTGGAGTTCCGCCGGAACGCTTTTAACGGGAACGGGTTCGCTAAATAATTCAATGATGATAGTCGCGGACGACGATCACATTGTAGTAAAAAAGGACTACTTAACAACCGGCGGCGCGGGCGTCCTGGCGTTACTACTTAGAACCGACGGAACGCTTGTCGCCGAAGGCGACGGCGACGCACCCGGCGGACTAAGTCCTTCAAGCGGTCCAATGGGCGGAATCGCGTCGAACGGGTCAGTGATAGTTTTCAGCGCGAAATCGGGGACAATTTATTATTGTGCCGCTTCGATTCCGGGTTTGGGAGATCCGGGTTTCACAACGACGCCGAAAATCATTACCGGCGACGTCGGCCCGATTATATGCGACGGCGATCTGTTTTGGGTATTCAGCCCGACGCCGACGTCTTCGCTTCGTGTTTTCGACCCGGTCGCGGACAGTTCAATTGCGTTCAATTCACCGAAGGTCAGCGCTGCGGTCGCTTGTTTTGACGGGACAAACGCTTGGTTGTGTAGTTTGGAACCGACGCAGGCGGGCGCGGATCAATATGTCGGTTGTTCGCGGTTTCCACTTCGCGAATTTCCAGGCGACTATGACACCGGGAACGCGGTCTTCAACCCTGATCCCTACATGACGTCATTTACGAATCCGTCAGAACTGGGAAGCTACGCGTTTCAACAGGACATCGGTCGAATGAAATTTGACGGTCGCGACGTTTGGGCAATTGTCCGGCGAGACCCCTCAGAAACCGGTTCCGGATACGTTCGCCGGATACCTCACGCGATGCTGGTCTAATATGCGATTTTACGTTGCAATCGCCCTTTTACTTGCATCATTGCCGGTTTGGGCGACCGAAACCGACGCGGTTCGCGCCTATATTGATCACAACAAGCAAGACGTCCGCCCTTCAAAACGCGCGTCTGCGCTGGAATTGGTCAATCCGATAATTACAATATCAGCGGAAAACAAGGTTGATCCCATGCTGACCGCCGTCATGATCCAATTTGAATCCAGTTTTCGACCCGGCGTCGTCGGCAAAAAGGGCGAACTTGGATTGATGCAGGTTCACGGCATAGCGTTAAAAGGCCGCAGGTTGACGTCTGTCGCCGACGAAATCAGACACGGCGTCGAATACCTGTCGGCATGCCTTCGGCGCTGTCCGTCGATTCTGGAAGCGATAAACCGATATATGTCGGGCAAGTGCCGACCGGTTTTGACCCGGCCGCGCGCCAGGTGGCGACATTATCAATGGGCAATCAATAAATTCAAAGGCGAACGACATGAAAAATAATTCAAAATCGACCTTTTCGCGTTCTGTTCAGTGGGTTTCGTCCACAATGAAAAATATCCTATTTATTGGTGGTTGTTTGCTTGCGGGTTTTTCTTTCATTTTAGGTATGAAATACTATGACAAGGAAGACGTCGACCAACGAATTGAACAATCGCGTCAGACGATAATAGATCGCGGCGGGAAGCGGTTTAATCGACTGAAGGACAACGTCAAGGAAAATTCCGAAGCGATTCAAGGCGTCAAAAAAACCGTTGGCGAAATTCAATCGGTTCAACATAAAGCCTTCGCTCGCGACGAAGCGAAACGAGTCACTTCAAGCATTCGTGACCGGCGCAAGCGTGAAAAGCTTTATGATTGGTTGGTTGACAGAAACCTTCGGCGCTTGAAGCGCGGAAAAGATCCTTGCGCGAACGCGGATTGTGATTAATGCGCGAAGGTCAGAAAATTCGCGAAATTCTGAAGGACTTACCTTCCGACACGCGTCTTTTTCGGATCAACGCGGGCGTCGGTTGGCAAGGTGAAACCGTCCGGCGCGAAGGAAATATTCTTATCCTTAAAAATCCGCGACCGTTGCGCGCCGCACCGAAGGGTTGGTCAGATCTGGTCGGTTGGCGCGCGGTTGAAATAACGAACGAAATGGTCGGAATGACAATCGCGCAGGTCGTCGCAAAGGAAATCAAGATGTCCGGCAAGGTCGACCCGGCGCAACAGGCGTTTGGAGATCTGGTCGTTTCTATGGGTGGAATTTTTGAAGTCGTTCGTCAGTAGTGTTCAGAATAAAAATCAAGGTGTCTTGAAATTTGTAACCGTCCGAGATACCCCGTGGCGTGCACCGGCGAGGAGGATCGCGGGCCGGAGCTACTCGTTTTGAATTTCGGCGTCGCCGGGGGACTCGGGCGGCGGCGGTCGTTCCCAGTTGTGGGGCAAAAGCTCGTCGATTCGTGCCTGCGGATGGTTCTGGACCTGGATCAGGACGTGGGTGAGGTATTCCTGCGGGTTGACGTCGTTGGCCACGCAGGTGGCGACGAGGGTTTGTAGGACGGCGAGGTTCTGCCCGGCCACATCGTGCCCGACGAAGAGATAATTCTTCCTGCCCAGCGCGATGAGCCGTAGCTGCCTTTCCGAAATGTTGTTGTCCATCGCGATGTTCGGGTCGGTGAGGAACAGCTCCAGGGCGTCGTAGTTCCCGAGGAAGTAGCCGATGGCCTTGGCGATGGGGCCCTTGGGGAGATGATTCGGTTCTTCTTCTTCGAGACGTTCCTTCAGGTCCTCCAGGATCGGCTTGCTCCTGACCTGCCTCATGGCGAGGTGTTTATCCGTGCCGAGGATCTTCTCATCGGCGGCGTCGTATTCCACGATGTACAGCTCGATAATTTGATCGAGGACATGGTCGACCAGGTCGGGTGCCTTGTCACGGGCCTCGTAGAACTTGCGCCGGGCGTGGCCCATGCAGCCGGCCCGGTCCCGCTTTTCCGGGGTGGTCACCTGGTTGTAGCCGGAGTATTGGTCCACCTGGAGGATCCCTTTGGAGTCGCCGAGGATTTTCACGGGCGTCTCGCCCGAGCGGCTGGGGCTGAAAGCGTACGCCACGAACGGCCCGGCGATGAAGGTCCACATCCACGCTTCGCGACACTTGTCTTTTTCCTGCACCTTGATTCTGGTCTCGTCGGCGTTGATGTATTTTTCCGTGGGGACCAGCTCGACAATCCGGTTGTAGAGCGGCACGAGCAGCTCGGCCGAGCGATGGAAAATGTCGCAGATGGTGCTTCTGGCCATGGGGATGCCCGTCCGCTCGAACTGCTTGCCCAGCCGGTAGAACGGGATGCTGTCCAGGCACTTCGACACCACGGCGTAAGCGTGCATGCCCGGCCCGTAGATAACACCCTCGCTCACGCGGACAGGCGGCGGGCCGGTCAAAACGTGCTGACCACAGGTGCAGGCTTTCTTCTCGCGGCGGTGAACGATTTTCTTGAAATGGGCCGGGACAAATTCATACTCGACCGACTCCTCCCATCCCAAAAACGAGTACTTATCGCCTCCACAAAAAGGACATTTACAAGCGTCGTCCGGGACCTTGTGCTCTTTTTCTTCCTGAGGCAGATTCTTCTTGGCGGCGGCGTTCTTCTTCCGTTTTTGCCGGGCCCGCTCTTTGTCCTTGGCGGCCTTGGACTCGTCTTTTTTGCGGCGCTTCTTAACTGCCCGGTCCACCGAAACGATCTTCTCGCTCTTTTTGCCGAACAGCATCTGCTCGAGCTGACGGATCCGGTCATCCTTCAGCTCGATGGTTTGATTTAACTGCTCAATGGTGCGAGTCAGTTTGTCGATGCTTTTCGTTTGGTGATCGATCGTTTCCTGGCTGCGTTTCACCATTTCGACGAGCTGCTCCAGCATCGCCCGCATGGCGACCACGTCGGACATTTTACTCTCGTCTTTCAGGAAATCGTCTACCATCGATAATGGTAGATCACATTTGGAAAAGCTTGTCGATCCATAATCAGCCCGCGATCACTTCACGATCCGATCCAGTTGCGTTTTTTTGGTGTATCAGCCCTCTTATCGGCGGATCCCAGCGTTTCGGTCGTCTCACTTTGCTGTAATCGATCCCCTCCAACAGCATCGACAGCTCACCGGAGTCCATCGGCACCGACTTGATGTCTTCTTCAATCCGGGGAAGCCGAAACCGGCCCTTTTCGAGCCGTTTATACCAAAGCGTCAAACCACCGCGGTCCCAGGCCAGGATTTTCACCCGGTCACGTCGTCTCGAAACAAACACGAACAGATGACCGCTGAACAGGTCAGCCCCAAGCTCGTTTACGACCAGCGCGGCCAGACCGTCGTGTCCTTTCCTCATGTCGGTCGGTGCGGTGAACAGAAAGATCTTCACCGACGGGGGGAGTGTCAGCATAAAGCCTCTTTGGTGAAGGCCGCCACCAACGAGGCAATATATCCAGGGCTCGGCAGCGACTCGAACCGCAACGTTACGCCACGACCGATCATCATCTGTAGCCCGCCGTCGGCGGCGTTGCTTTCTTCCAAAACAGGATCTCTCACCACCTCGACAAACCTCGCGCTCGCCGTCTGCTCAAGGCGATTTCCAGGTTTCATCTTATGCATCCAGTATTGCAGGGCCGACACGGTCACGTTATTTGCCGCCGCAAACTTGGCTCGGGTAAGCCCGCTCTCCTTGTATTGCGCAACCAACCTCGCCCCGTCGGACGCACTCCGCCGCTTCGATTTTGACATCGTCTCCTCCTTCTTCAATTTTAGGGAAATTAGAAGAACAGACTACGCCGCCGCTTTCAATACGGGGTCATCCGGACGGTTACTGAAATTTCATAGTCTTGCAATGTTGGAAATTCAAACCTGAAGTCGGTCAACAACGCGCGTCGCCAGGACTTCCAAAGTTTTGTCTTTGGCTGAATAAGCCACTGACCGCCCGGAACGTCAAATTCGTCTTCAAAAATCGGTTCAGTCAGGAACCGGACGACAAACGGGTTTCGGGTTGTATGACCTGCGGTTAAATGCGCGTCAATCCAACCGCCGCGAAACCCCTGTTTCAACATTTCGTCGCGCAGGACGTCGGCAAACCCGCCGTTCGTTCCCGGTCCGATTTTCTTCGCCTTGACTTGCTTCGTCGCGCTGGCGGTCGAACAGGCATAAAGAACGATCTTGACGTCGCGCCGACAACAGGTCTTCAGAACGTTGACGAATTCGTCAGCGCTGTTTTTTCCATAACCAATCTGAAGTCCGTTTGACCAACCATGACAGAAAATCGCCAATAAATCGGCCTTTTTCCCGCGACTGTGAATCGCTGCGAATTTTTCAACTTCAAGACGTCGCCGGAACGGTTTTTGTCTGACGCAATCCAGCGCGAGAATGTTCGCGGCCGGTGCGTCGGAACACAACGCGAATTCTTTCGCTTCCGGAATGAACGCGCCGCTCGCGTCATGTTTTCCGAAATGATTCACGGAACCGTGAATGATTAAGGTTTTGAAATTGTTTTCTGCGTTGCTCATCGTTTCTCCTTTTCGTAAACGTACATTCCAGACCGAAACAACCGAACAAGCGTGTCGCCTTGCAAGTGCATTATAACGGCGGCGGGTCGCGGGTTGCGCCATGGGTAAAATTCAGGGACGACAACCGATCTTTTCGTTCTTCTCAGAATGTCCAACTGTTCTAAATTAAAAACCCTTGCCCCCTTCGTCATTGTGTCTCCTTTAGTTTTTTTGACGCAAACCACGCCCACCCCGGACGATATCCCTTGATCCTTGCGATTTCATATAAAAGCGTTTGATTGACCATTTTCTTCGGTTGACCTTCCGAATCGACGTTCAAGCGGTGATAAACCCATAATTCGCGGCGACCTAGTTCCTTCGCAATGTCTAGCAGGTCAGCGACGGCGCCGCGATCAACAGCCGAATTGATCCGGTCGACATATTCGCGGCGTTCTTCAGGCTCGCGATCTGCGATTTTGACCGGTCCGGTCACTTCGACCAGGCGTCCGTCGACTTCCTTCAGGTCGCGACGTTGGCCTTTGTCGCGGACGGTTCCGCAGTTGTCGCACCGCGACCCGGTGAAATATAGAAAACACGCCGGACACAATTTCAAGGAATCGACTGCGTCGCCTTTTGGTTTTCCGCGCTTTTCGCGCCCGCGAAATTGCCATTCATGCGCCGTCAATGGGTGGCCATGTTCGCGAAGGTTGTTCACATGGTCAAGAATGACACAAGTCTTTTTTCCCTTCCAAGGGCGCAACCCGCGACCGACCATTTGCGAAAACAGCGCGCGGGACAACGTCGGTCGAAGCATGATAATACACGACACGCGCGGGACATCTAAACCATAGGTTATCAGGTCGCAGGAAGTCAGACCTTGAATTTTCCCTTCGCGAAGCGCATCGATCAGCATGGCGCGCCGCTTGTAAGTCATGCGACCGTCGATATTTTCAAACCGATATCCGGCGTCGTTGAACCGTTGCGCGGTTATTCCTGCGGCCTTGACTGACCGGCAATAGACCAAACAAGGAAGTCCGTCGGCGTGCTTTCGATAGTGTTCAATCGCTTTTCCGAATACCTGTCGGCGTTCTAATAGTTCCTGAAGTTCCGTTTGATCATATTCTGTCCCGCGTCGATGGAGTGTTTCGATTCCTTCTATCGGCGGGCAGAAATAACGGACGCCGGTCAGATAATTTCCGGCGACCAGGTCCGCGACCGACGGTCCTTGAATTAATGTCTGATACACTTCCGACAGTCCGCGTCCGTCAAGGCGTTCAGGCGTCGCGGTAACGCCTAGAATTTTCGCCTTCGGAAACCGCTGAACAATTTCCTTCTGTCGCTCAATATAAAGGTGAACTTCGTCAAAAATAATGAAGTCAGGCGCGCGCTTGATCTTTTCGTACCTGCGGATCAATGTGTCCTTCGACACGACATGAACTTGAAACGCCTTCGATTCCGAATTGCCAACGGCGATCAATCCATGCTTGACGCCTAAATTTTTCAACTGCGCGCTTGATTGCTTCAACAGTTCATTTCTTGAAACGATGATCCAGGCGCGGTTATTTCGTTCGACTGCGGCTTTTGTCATCATTGAAAAAAGGATCGTCTTTCCTGAACCGGTCGGCATTTGAACACAAACGGATCGGTTCGCGCGGAACGCTTCGCGCGTCGCCTGGAAGACTTCTTCCTGATACGGTCGAAGGCTAGGCATTGAACAACCTTAATTGTTCGCCGGACGTGACAAGGTTGTATCCTTCAAGGATTGCGCGCTTGATCAAAACGCGCGTCTTCGCGTCCCAAAACCAACGCGGGCGAAGCGGGCGACAGTCGACGAATTCGCCGTCAACCTTCAACACTTCAAGAAGGTCGAAACCTGAACCGTCGACGCCCTTCGCGTATATCTGACCCGGTTTCACGCCTGCGGCCTTCCAAGGTTTGAAACGTCCGCTTCAAGCTTCATTTCGATAATCGCCGCCAGTGACGAAACAAGCATGTTCAGGATCGAAAGGTTCGCGGACATTTTCAAAAAAATGTCGTCAGGATTCGCGTCAGGTCCGGCGACGTTCTTGATCATATCGTCGGACAGTCGTTTTATTTCTTCGCGAATCGCGAACGCGCGTTTGTTTATTTCGGTTTCCTGCGCCGTCATTTTCGTTTCGTTCATTTTTCGACCTCCAAACAACCCTTTAGGATTGTGCAAACCGTCGTTCTTCCTGCGATAAGACACCGTTTATTCTTTTCAACTAGTCCGTCGTGTCGTTGCAACTGTCTGTGATAACCGCTTGTCCTTTCGATTATCTGTTTTATCTTGTGGTGATTGTTCGCAATCGCAAGAAACCCGTCGGTCGTCACGCCGACGCCGTATTGTCCCGCTAGGTTGCGAAGATAAACGCGGCCGTCGTGCGGAATGACTGTCCCGTCATATTCTTCGCAATATACGGTCGCGAGCATCTGACCAAGCGTCATAGGTTGGCGAAGTTGGTTATCTAAACCAATCGGAATTTCACAACGGACCGATTCGGACAAAATCCGGTCGACCATATCAAGCGTTTCGTCGCGCCCGCTTTCAATCGGTTGCATTTCGTACAATTGCCGGACGCCTAGAACGGCCTCTTCTTCCAAGGGTTGAACATTGCGCCAGATCAACCAATAGGCGGACAATAACAACCCTTCGGCATAGGAAAACCGATTATCGCGCCCGGTTTCGCCGCGAATGATCGGTTCAAGGTATTCAGCATAACGCAAAATTTCAGGAAGCTTTTTCCAGGTCAGCGACCGAATCGCGGCGCAGTTCTTCGGCGTCGTCAGGTTTGAAATATTGGAAGACAGTTCGCGCCAAAGGGATTTTTGGTCTTCTGTCGGTTTTGTCATTTCAACGCGGAAGATCCGGTTTTCGTCTGCGACGTTTCCAACCGTCGGATCGATTGCGACAAACAGAAACATATTGTTCATTCTGAATATCTGCGCGCGCCCTTCCTTCGTTCCCTTCGCGATAATCGGCGCGTCGTCACTGGTCGACATTCGCATTAATGAAAACAGATCTTCGGTCGTTTGTTTTTTCTTTTTCGTGTCCTTTTCGGATTCTTCGATCACAATCGCGCAAGAATCGTTCGCGATTGCCTGACGGATCGCCGCTTCGGTTGTTCCGCCGGAAAACGCCGACGGAAGCGCGATCTTCCTGACGATATAGTTCACGATTGTCGATTTTCCGCTTTTACTAGGTCCGGTTATCAGTCCGCAGGGTCGCCATTGAAGCGCGCCGGCAAACGGCGCCAGGGCCGTCCAACCCATGATCCGAACCTTGTCAGCCTGCGACGAAAACGACAATTTCGACACGTTGTCGACGATTGCCTGACATAGTTCAGGTTTTGCGGGTTCGTTGTTCAAACCGATATCGACGCGCGTTTTTCTCAAATATAGGCGGTTTGGATTCTTTTCGCCTATTGTGAATTGACCGTCGTGATAACAGATCCGGCCGTCGCATTCCCGCCATGCGCCGCGACCGCGAACAAAAGACGGGTCGAAGTCGGAATTCAGCGCGGCGTCCATTATGAACGAAGTCGAATTATCCCATTTCATACGACCGTCAATCGCGAAGTTGTCGTTCCACCAATCGACCGGCGCAAGCGTCAAAAGGAACCCTTTTCCGAATCGCTTCGGAAGTTCCGATTGTAAACGGTTGTGAATGCCTACAAAATACGCCTGACCGTCGTCGCCTAGACCTAGAATTCTGAACGGCGTCTTCGCTGGCGGGTTAGGCGGCGGCGACGGCGCTTTTTTGCGCTTCTTTTTCTTCTTCTTCGGCTGTCGGTCGTCTGCGAACGGGTCGGTTTTCATTTCGCAAGTTCCGTTTCCATTAAATCAGAACCGATTTTCAATGAATTTATTATGTCGATATCTGCGGTTTCAATGTCAAGAAAGCCAATCGGCAACGGTTCCGGCATGGCATAGCATACAAGGCCGAAACACGGCGCCTGGCGCCGTTCGACCATGCCAAGGGCGGCGCAGTATAAAGAACAGTTGTCGCGCTTGTTAGGGCATGTCAGGACGACCACAACGTCAGGTTTGACAAGTCGCTTCAATTCGCCCGCTGGACCTATAAAAACCAATTGATGTTTTTTGCCTGTCTTCGGCATCAGAAAAGGTCGCCCGCTTTTTTGCCGGACTTGTCCGCTGGATGTTTTGCAAGCGGTTTGTCCGCTGGCGGTTCTTCCTGAATTGCTTTTCGTTCTTCGTCCGCTTCAACTTCCGCGTCGGTGCGTTCCGCTTCCAGGTCGGCGGCGACGTCTTCGGACGAAAACCCCTTGTCGGACACAACGTCGACAACCTGCGCGGCGGCCTCTTCCCGGTCGTCTGCAATAACCGCGCGCTGAACTTCCTTCGATATGTACAGGTTGCGAAGAAGGGCCTTGATAACCGTTTTTAATGCCATGCCCGAAAAACTTTTGTTCCATGCTGAACCGGGTTTCGTTGACCGGGCGTAGGATTTCGCATGTTCGACGACTTCTTGCGCCGACATATATTTCAAATTTGTTTTCCCGTTCGACATTTCAACGGCCGCGTAATATCCGATCTCGTTTCCGCGATTGGTCAGCGCGATTTCGTGAACGTATTCGTCGCCGCGAACGGACTTTGTCAACTTGAATTTGTCGTTTTCAAATACAACATCGGCGGTTATCCCTTCAACCTGCGACGATTCAAGCGCAAGGCGGATCAACCCGTTTTTCATTATCTGATAATTGGCGACGTGTTTTCCGTCCTTCTTGTAGGCAATGATCGCCGCTTCCTGAAATTGCGGGTTCAGCGACAGACCAGTTGACGCGCCGCGCTTCAAGGCGTTGTAAAGTGAATTCTGTCCCGCTTCGGATTTTAAGCAATCCTGAAGTTCGCGCGATTCGCTGATCATAAGATACGCCGACCGGACGAATTCGCCGTTTTCGTATTCAGACGAAACCAACTTCTGAAGCGGTTCCTTCTTCGTTTCTAAATATTTGACAATACTATTTTCGTTTATTTTTTCGGACATTGGATCTCCTTTGGGTTATGCGTCACGACTTCGTCGGGAAGTCTGACAATGGGTTTTTCGATAAAATGAAACGGTTCGCCGCAATACGGGCAGATATAAAAAACACCGCAACGGCGCGTTTCATGCTGGACAAGTTCGCATTCGCAGGTCGGACAAAATCGGATCGTCATGCTGTACACCATAATTGCGACAAAATAAGGAATCCCCAAAAACCAAGATCATAACCGCCTTTTCGGGCCTTGATTGCCAAGTACAAAAACACGGCGGCGAATATGAAATTATATGGTTTCACCGGTATGTCTTCCCGTCGAAGGTCGCCAGGTTGCGCCCGGTGTCGTCTTTTAAAATCCATTTTTCAACCGATTCGTCATCAATCGGGACGTCAGCCTGATTTCGCATAAAATCGACGACCAGTGTCTTCAGTTGCGACTTCCGCTTGTTTGCCTGTCCGATTTCCTTCGTTAACGCTTTGTATTCCTGCGCGAACGATTCGACTTCTTCAGACGCAATGATCGTCCCTTTGGGCGCCTTGATAATCGCCTTCAGGTCGTTAAACGTTTTCGGTTCCGGCGGCGTCCTTCCGATTATGTGTTTTTCCCAAAATTCAACTTCCATGTCGATAATCGTCTTCTGAAGGGATTCGTTCGCCTCGATTTCGTATCGATGAAAATAACCCATATCATTTAAAACCCGCGCCCAATTAAGACAGGTCATTCGGTTGAATTCGACAAGTTCGATCAAGTCCGCTTGACGCTTCGGAAACACAAGGACGGACACAATCGCAGACCGAAGGCCGGTCAGCGCCAAATTATGTTGAACCTGAACTTGATAGTCGCGCGGAATTCGGTCGGTTCCAGGTTCGCCCCACTTATCGCGAAAGGTGAATTCCGTTGTCGTCTTGCCTTCAAACAGCGGTCCGGACTGAAAAATTCCGTCAATGTGACAGGTCAAAAAATCATGTTCGCGGTGAACAAATTCGCGTTCGCGATATAGAACCGGGTCGTCATTGATTTCCTTCAGTAGTTGACAAACGGCGTCTTCAAACGCGTTTCCTAGTTGCGTTGCGGCGTTTCCTTCAAACGGTTCAAAGTCGTATCCGTTCTTTTCACAAAAACCCGGTTCGCGCGCTTCCATGATATCGCACCAAACGCCGAACGGCGTCTTCCAGTCGTTCAACCCTAGAATCGCGGCCGACCGACTGCCTGATAAATTAACCGGAATGCTTCCCATGATTCCCCCTCTATTTGTAAATGTCGCCTTCGACCGGTTTTCGGTTGAACCGGATCGCCAGCATGGCGAAATATGTCAGCGTTTCCATGTTTGCCGATTCGTCGGTTTCGTGAATCGCCTTCCAAGTCTTCGCCGCGTCCGGCGCCCGCAGGCGCTTCCCTAGTTCATAAAGAACCTGAAGAATTTCCTTCTGTGTTATCGGTTCCGGTTTCATAGAAATTCAAAAGTCTTTTTGTATTCTTCGACGTCTTCGGTTTCAACACCGATAAAAATCCAATCCTGAACCCAAAGGACGCGCGGGTTTCCTTCGTTTAATCGCTGTACAAAGTCAGCGAACCAAACGCGCCCTTCTAAGTGGTCAATGTCAATGTCGTTGTGGTCTGATTCAATTGTGAATTCGCCTGTCATGTCGCGTTCGCCTTCTATGAACGCGGCGCGAACGTAGTCATGAGGCCAGTCAAGGCGAACCGGGTAGCCGTCAAGAATCCAGTCGTGACCAGGCGCCGGAATTTCAACTTCGCTTCCGTCTTCAAATTGAAACCGGGCGGTCTGCGTCACGTCGTTTTTCGTGTATTTTTCAAACGCGCCGCCTTCAGTCACCGGGAAATCGACGCCGTCGATTTTTAGGGTTCGCAATTTCGCAATTTCGCCGTCCGGTTGCGCGATCAAATTTCCGACTTCGCATTGCGGACACTTCATTTTTATGTCGTCATACCGCTTGTTAACTTCGTTTCTGTCCGGATCAAACGGTTTAACAACGATTCCGACCGACAGGTGTTCCCGGTTGAATAGAACGTCAGGATAAACGATCCGCAGCGTTCCGGGTTCTTCGGTTACAATCCAACCCACGTCCCGCGCGCCGCGTTCGTCAAGATAGGCGTGGGCGTTCCTGAAGGGCGTCCGGACTTCCCAATTCGGTTCGCCGCAGTAGCAGACGTGTTCTATCATTGCCTGTTCGCTTGAATGATACCATTCCTGACCGCACTTCCGACATGGAACCATTATTTCTTCGCCGTACTTAGGCATCTTGACGATCTCCTTCCGTTTTGCTATCGTCTGAACGTCGCTGTTCAGCGGCGCAATTTTTCCGGCGCGACGAATTTCCTTCCTTCGACTGCGCCGGTTCGTCGACGAAGTCCGACAACCCTTCCAAGTCCAGCGACCCGATTTTGTGAAAGTAGACCGCAACCTTCAACAGCCGGACGGCGTTCGCCATGCGTTTGGAAATGTTCCGACGTCCGCCGCGCCAGTGTTCAATGGTCGAAACATGAACCTTTAAAAAACGCGCCATGCGCGGATTGTTGAACCCGATTGTCTTCTGAATTGTTTTGAATTCTTCAGGCGTCAAGGAAGTCTTCCCTTCTGTAAAAACCCGTCGGACACTGAAGAACGCAGACGCGCGGGTTTTCAATGAAAAAAACCGTCGCTTCGACTTCGGTCAGGTCGCGGTCAATCCAGATCGTTATTTTGCGGTTTTTGATTTCGCCCATTGCCTTACAAGTGCCGACCTGTCCGGCGTCGAAAACCTCCGGAACCGCACTTGACGGAATGCCCTTTGATTTCAATTCAATCATTTTTCTTGTCCTTCCGTTTCGCAAGCTTCGCGCAACGTTCGGCGGTCGCCTTGACGCGGCCGGTCGACCAGTTCAGCGCGTTCGCGATATCTAGCAAATCGGCATATGACAACGTCCTGAAGTCTGTTCCTTTGGGAACTGCGGCGCGTAATTCTTTTTCTTCTTTTCGGCGCGCCTTCCGCCTGCGGTCCGCGATTGCCGTTCTTGCTGGGTCGATTGGTGTTTTTATTCGACGCATGGTCGCTCCTTTGAAAATAAAACCGCTGTCCGACGGGTTAAAAACTAAACTTTACCGCGTGAAAAACGTCCCTTCTTGTTGCGTCGTTGTCCGACTAGTTAATTGCCGGACAGCGGTTTTAAATATGGTCGTCCGATTCCCCTGAAAATATTCCAACAGTCTTGAATTTGCGCGCGAAGCAAATTCCAGCGCGCCGGGTCGGCGCGAAGTTCGGTCGCCACTTCGCCGGGCGTCATTGCGCGGCCGTCGGAATGTTGCATTCCGGAAAAACCGATCCGCGCCTTCAGATAGTCGCGAAACGCCGGATTCATATATTGATAATCAAAAACGTCAATCGACCGCAACGCGTCCACGTCCTGACAAAGTCCGACGTCTTTCGCTCTACCTTGATTGTTGTTGAATGTTGCCATAAAAAACAGTCTAAACCCCTACTAGGTAAGGTGTCAAGTATTTGAACGCTCTATTCGCTTTTTCATCTTCTGGTAATGCCGATATAGTTCTTTTTTGTCGGTCGCGACCTTGACGTTATCCCATGGAAAATCAAAATTTTCGTCTTTTTCTTCGAAGACATAACCGACGTCAACAGCCGCCGAAACCCGGTCAATGTAATATTCGACCGTTTCTTTTTTGGGCGCGGAATCAGGAAGGGCCTTCGCGACCTGCGGCGTTATCGGGACAAATTCAGATATTTGCATTTTGAACCAACCAAGTGGTGATAGTGGAATTATGGGATGAACGGACAATCCCGTTTTTCCGGAACCCTTCATTCGTTCGCCTAGTTCCAAAATTCGATCAAGGGTGTTCAGGTTGTAATATGGTTTTTCCCATTGCATAGGCGTGAAGGCGTTCGCGTTGTGGGGAATGAATGCAATACTATAAGAACCCTTCTTGTGACGCTGTCGCATATATTCGATGTCCTGAAGAAGTGCGTCAAAGTCGTTTTCGGTTTCGCCTGGAAGGTTGAATTGGTAAACCGTCCTGATTTTTTTTCCGTAAAAAAGGCATCGATCAACCGCGTCAAGCAATGCGTCGTTTTTGATCGGTTTGTTTAGAATTTTCCGTAGACGTTCGCTGAACCCTTCGACGCCCAAAGGCATCTTGACGCCTGCGGATTTTGACTGAATATGTTCGTCGGTCAGCGTTTGAATCGAAGTGCTGATGTTCAGATCTATAATGCCCTTGGTCTTCATTATCTGGATTAATTCCGGATAAAATGAAACGTCGTCGGAACTATTCGACCGCAGGTTGACAACGCGACCGTCAAACGAATCAAGGTATTTCTTGACGCTTTCAAAGTTGTTTTCCTTGTATTCGCGCCGCCATGCGTTGACGCAGAAAAAACATTTTCTCTTGCATCCTTTTGAAAGTTCATAAAAGCCCAAACTATAGGCTTTTTTGAAATTGTCTTCGTCATTAAAACAAACAATGTTGTTTTCCGAACAGTTTAACATTCCGCGAAGATCGAACGTTCCGTTTAGTATTTTTTCAAATGCAACGAACGCGTCACCGATAAATACATAATCCATTATCCACTTGATCGCCGTCGGATTTGTCGCAGCGTTTCCGCCCGCTATCCAGACCGAACCTTGTCGTTTGTGCTTCGCCAACTTGGCGACCTTGAACGCGTCACGCGTTGAATGAATTGAAAAGAAGACTGTTTTCATTCCTTCCAGGTCGACCGGGTCGGAAACAATAGGAACGTTTTGGGTCTTCGAAAAATATTCGACCACGCGCGGCGGTTTTCCGCTGTTCAAATGATAGAAGCAAACCGCCGGCCGCGCGAAAAGTTCGAACTGTCTTGTCACGGTTCAACCCCTGGAAGGTCAGGCTGACGGTTGACCCATTGAAGGACGTCCGCCAGCTTTAATGTTTCCATACAATATCTGTATTGTTTAGGATGCGACTTTTTCAGGCGTTCAAACCGGTTCGGTCGACCTTCTAAGTGGAGGCCGAACGCGCAAAAAATACAACCGGTTTTTTCTTCGCCCTTGTCATAAATTTCGGCATAGGGAACATTGAACCGCTTTAAATATTCCCATATGTCGCGATTCAACCAAAACGACAAAGGCCATGAAACCGGATGCGTATTGTCGAACGCATTACAACCGCCGTTTTGAAGATATTGTTTCGCCCTTGTGTTGCTATCGGACACTGTTATTCCGATCATAGGGTGCGTTCCGTTTTCGTTTTCGTACCTGTCAAGCGGATTTTTCTTCATGACTGAACAACATTCGTCGCTAATTTTGAACGGTGCTTTGATCAAGTATTGCCACTTATACGCGATCATTCCCTTCCGCCCGCCAGGGAAACCATGAAGGCGATATTGTTTTGTCTTTTCATTCTTCGCCGTCCGATATCGGGAAATCGCGCGCGCTTGATCTTTGCTCACGACAGGATAACCATATTTTTTAATAACCTGTTTGAAGGTCAGGTCAGGTTTTAACATTACGATGTTTTTCGTCTGCCTGACGAACCTGACAATTTCCGGAAATTCGATCCCGCTGTTGACGAAGACGCCCTTCATTTCCGGATAAATCGACCGCGCCAAATGCAATAAAACGGTCGAATCCTTCCCGCCGGAAAATGAAACGGTGACTTTGCCGTTCCAATGGTCAAACCATTCAACGATCCGTTCCTTCGACAAAAGAATTTTTTCGTCAAGTGTTAGCGTCTGCCTGAAGGAAAGTTCCTTCGTGTCGATTCGCGGCCGGGGCTTTTCGTCTTTTTCCTTCGTGTTGGTTTCCTTGTAACAGGACGCGCAAACCTTCTCATTGTGGAATGCGTCGCATTCTTCACAAAAGACTTCGACGGGTAGCAATTCAGACGCGGCGTCGCAGATATAACACTTTTCCGTCATGGCGCGCCGGATTCTGTCACAATCCAAGCTGACAAACCAAAAATAACCAACGATTCGACAATCAATCCAACCCAAGGAATCCAGGTCAACGCCTTCGCTTGTTGTGCCGTCTTGACCCGTCGCGCGGTTTCGCTGTCGAACAGCGTCTTCATGAAGTCGCCGCGTTGTTTTTCGGTGTCGGTCTGCGTCTTCCAAAGGTCAACCCGCTTTTCCTGAAGGGACAGTTCAAGGGTCAGCGACTTCGCGCGCGTTTCCATATAGATCCCATAGTTCCATAGATCAATGTAATCAATTAAGATGTGACCAAGGCGCGCATAACCGCCGTTCCGCCCGGTTTCAAAACAGCCGTATTCGACGCCGTCCTTTTCGATTATCACGCTTGACGGCGCTTCCCGCAACGCTGGCGGTCGCTTCGGACTATTCGTCACCGGGTCGGCGTGCGTAGTCGCGGACAGCGCGATCAATACAGTCAGGATCGCCGTCGCAATCGTCAATCGCGCGGTGTGCTTCTTCCCGTCGGCGGTTTGCGCGTTCGCGCTTGCGATCAAGTTCCGCCCGGTCGGCGCGTGCTTTTTCAATGTCTTCATTCAATCGCCCTTCCTTCTGTTCGGCCTTTTCGCGCTTGCGTTTTGCGTCAAGTTCAATTTTTTTCCTTATCGCGTTCAGGGTTTCGCCTTCGGACATGAAAAACGCGCGCATTGCGAAACCAATCGCCGCGCCGACCGCAACAATCACGCCGACGACAGTCTTCCAGTTCCTTTTTAACCAGTTCCAAATTTTCAGAAACATTATTTGTCCAGCTTTTGGGTCAGGTACGCAAGCGCGGCAAGAACAACCACAATCGCGAACATTAAAAAAATTCTCATTGGTTCATAGTCTTCGATCATTGATACCCCTTCAACATTGCGTCCCGCGCCTGTTTTGCAACGGCGTTGTGAATCGCCCAAAAGTCCGCGCGCAGCATTTCGGCGAATCGCGGAAACAATGCGTTAAAAATAAATAGATCAATCTTGATAAGGACCGGCGTCACTATCTCAATTTCGACGCTATCTTCAATCATTTTCACCGGCCTTGTTTTCGATTATCTTCGCAACCTGGCGGTCGACTTCGGTCGGTATTCTAAGGCGTCGCGGTTCTATGCGCTGACAAATTTCAATATTGTCGAACATCTTTTGAATAGGATAGGTGCCACCAATCCAACGAAGATCGAACATTGCGATTTCGCGCGCCGCCTTTTCGATCAAATCCGTCATTGGTCGGACTTCAGGTCGCCTAGTCGGTCAACCAATGCGCGCTTGACTATCTTGCGACCATGCGCGCCGATAAATCCCGCCCAAATGCCGACAACTATCATTTCACCCCACGCGCGACCAGGCTCTAAACCAAGGACACCGGGAAGAAACGCGCCGCCGACACCAAGCGCCAACGGTAACAAGGGCAGAATTCGCCGCCAGGTTTTAGAATCCTTCAGGCGCCGCAATCGGCCGTTTTTCGCTTCGCCGATCGGGATTCGGCCGGCAAACCAGATCAGCGCAACAACCGCGAGCGCCAAAACAAAAACTTTTTTATCTATGAATAATGAAAAATCCATTTTCAAACCTCCTTTATTGGTTCAGGAAAGTTTAAGATTTTTCAGGGTTGGCGTCAATCATTCCGGTTCGCGAGTTCGGCGGCCTCCGCGCGTTTCAAAAGTTCCTCGTTTCGTTTCCGAAGGCGCGTGTTTTCGGTTTTCATCAACCAAAAATCGCGATCGGATTTGTCCGCAACTTCGGTCAACCGATCAACTTCCTTTTTCAGCTTTTCTATTTCGCCGGCGGTTTTTATCCGAATATCAAACGGAATGCCGGCCGGCGTATGTTGAGAACACAAAAAAACGCTATATTGCGCCGAACGAATGCAACGAGGAAAAGCGCAAGTGTTTACTTTTTCAACCATCGACGCCGCCTTCAGCGCCGGCGTCGGGTTCAGGATCGTGAATGCAATAGTATTTATAAGTGTTCGCCGTTCCCACATGGTAGGTTTCAAGAACGACCTTGAACAAATGAAGGTCGGAACAGAACATTTCGGTCCGGACGACAAGAACGTTCACATTAATTTCGTATTCCGCAAGCTGGTCTTCCAAATCCTGCGGCGTTTCCGCGTTGATCCAATGTTCGTCACCTTCGATCAGTTCGCGCGGTTCTTCGTTCACGGTGTCGCCCTCGCAGGCAGTCAGAAAAAGCGCGATTGCTAAGATTAAAAACTTCATTTTTTCTCCTTTTGGGTTTCGCGCGTCTGCGCCGCGCGTTTTTCGATCAATTCGATACATCTATCGTTTATCCTTTCAAGGATAAGCGTCGACCTGGAGTCGGTCGCGCCGCGAACCCAATGAACGAAGTCGTCGCCGTCTTCCTGCGCCGCGACCAACTTCCGATTCCGCTCGCGAAGGCGCGTGTTTTCGACTTTCATTTTCCAAAAATCACGGTCGCATTTGTCCGCGACTTCCGTCAGGCGTTCGACTTCTTTTTCACTTGCTTTCAACTTGTCGTATATTTCATCACACATAGACGTTAGTTCTCTAATGCGATCTAAATAGCGTTCGTTGTCCGCCTTCACGGTCGAGAGTTCGGTTGCCAGCTCTTCGATTTCACCCCGTTTTGCCTCATTCGCGCCACGTTCTATTTCAAGTTGTATTCGTAGTTCCGCTAGTAGTGCCCGTTTCCCGGTGATTTCTTTCCCTAGTCTTTCCATTTCAGGTTTATGAAAGTCATTGTATTCACCCATCGCCCCGCCTTTCTTTTATTTTCTGCCCACAATAGGGACAAAATCGGTACTTGTTTTCAACCGGACCACCTGCATAAAAGAGGTGTAGATGGTCGCACGCAGTCTCCCAGTTGCCGTCTTCGTCTTCGATCCAGGTGCAAAATTTTATTTTTCCCAGATATGCTCGCGTCGCGGCACTTCCGCTCAATCCCTTTTTGATATAGGCGGCGGTGCGTCTATTTTGACACTTCTTGCAATAAGAATGCAACCCGTCCCGGTTTGCGCGGGCGCTATAAAATTCAGAACCCGGTTTTATCTGACCACAATCGCGACACTTCTTTTCAGTCATTGTCGGGAATTTCGGGCAATTTGTGATCGTAATTCCGAACCGCGTCTTCGACCAGGCGTCCGACAACTTCAGATATCGGTTTTTCCCATAAGGCACAAAGCATTTTAAAACGGCGATAGGTTGCGTCGCCTGTCTTAATGTGAACACTAAACGACCTGTTTTCTTCTTTTTCCAATTGATACCTCGCATATAATATGTCTATCAAATATAAGCAATACCATGAATACACACAGGTTCACAAGTGTTTTTTTGTGTCTTTTTTGGGGGCGTTTTTGCGGTTTGGTAATCTGGCGGAATCGGTCGATATCGGCTGTCAAACGGTAATAATCGCGCGATTATTACGCGATATTACTTCGCAGGTAATACGAAAACAAAAACAGTTCCGCAGTGTTGCGGGAAAATTACCGATTATTACTTATTACAGGAAAACACGCTTATATATATAGTGTTCTTTTTTTGGGTCAGAATTCATGATCCTTCACATAGTATAGTATATATAGTAATATTAATAATATAATAATAATAATATAAGAAGAAGAGAAAACCTTAAAAATAAAAGAGGGTTGCGAAATATCCGAATCCGATGAATTTTCAAGGGCGCAGGTAATAAGCAGTAATAACGGTAATAATCGTCAAATCGTTGTTTTTCAGCCGGTTCCGCGTTACCTTGTGACCATGGCTTTCTTTGGGGCAGACACCGACGACTTTGACGCACTTGAAGCGCTATACAAAAAAGCGCCGAAAAAATTCCGCAGCGTCACCGGCCGCGTCCTGAATACGTTCGCTTACAACACAAGGCAAGAAGCAATCAAATTCGTCCATACCGAAATGATGTCGCGAAAACCGGGATTCGCTAAAAAAGTTCTTCGATATGAAAAGGCGGATTTCTTCACACCGATCAATCAACAGGAATCGCACACCGGATCGATAAGACATCCGCGCTTCTCCGGATGGATTGAGCAAGAAACCGGAGAACAGCGTGAGGGGCGAATAGCGACCCTTCTAGCGCGCGGAAATTCAAAACGAAGGCAAGTGATCAGCGACTTCAGGTTGAAGCCTGGGAGGCGATTTAAGACGCCTAAAGACTACAAGGGGCGAACGTCAACACAGCGCGCCGTCGTCATGCTTCAGCATCTAAGTCGAACCGGATACAACGAACCGTTCATAGTTCGCGGTCACCGACGCATGGCGCCAGGTCTTTATCGATTCAAAGGACGCGGGCGGAAGCGTGGGCCTCAAATGCTGATATCGTTCAACCCAATACAAAAGCGGGTTAAGAAAAACCAATGGTTGACCAAGTCCCGCGAACGAATGTTCAAGGCGACCAGTGTTCGAAAAGTCTATCAAAAGGCGGTTTATCAGGCGTTCCGGGTTTGGGTTGAGTAATCCCCGCACTCGCAAGCGACCGTAATCATTGAATAAAAAGGTACTGTCCTGCATGTGCCCCACTGTGCGCGCTGTATGTCGCGTCG